CCCGCCGCAAGGGCGAGGCCACGACTGCCTACGCGGCTCGCCTGCGCACCCTGGCCCGCACCGCGGCCACCGCCAACGCCGCCCACCGCATGGCGACGTCGGACCTGGCCCTCAAGCGCGGCCGTCTTCGCTGGGTGACGGTCCACGACAACCGCGTCCGGCCCACTCATGTAGAGGCCGACGGGCAGGTCCAGGACCTCGGCACGCCGTTCCTTGTGGGAGGCGCCCACCTGCTCTACCCGGGGGATCCGGCCGGGCCGGTCAAAGAGACGGCGAACTGCCGCTGCATCCTCATCCCGACCGACGCGCGCCCCGCCGTCAACCGGGCCGTCAACGTCAAGTACTCAGCCGCAGACATCGAAAGGACAGCCATGAAGCTACGCATCGAGGAGACGGCCCGCCGCGTGGGCGAGTTCTCCGATCTCAGGACCGGGGACTCGAAGCCTGTAGGCGACGCCGTTCCGGAGCCGGACCCGGACCCTACGCCGGACGGGCGCTGGGAGGGCGTCATAGCTCGAGAGGGCGAGATGACCGGTGACGGCCGGCTCATCGAGGACGGCGCCCTGCGCTGGGACGACCTCCCCATCCCGCTTCGCGTCGCGTTCAAGGACGTAGGCGGCCACGACGGCGCTGAGGTCTGCGGCCGGATCGAGACCGTAGAGCGCCGCGACAACGGCGACATCTACGCCACTGGGACCTTCGACCTAGGCAGCGCTACCGGAACCGAGGCGTTTCGCCAGGTCAGCGAGCAGATGTCCAACGGCGTCTCCATCGACACGGACGACGTGACGTTCAGGATCATGGCGAAGGCTGACATGCCCGAGGCCGACGTTGCAGATTCCGGCAACGGGGATGACGCCGACGTGGATCCCGACGGCCGGGTCAAGGTCGCCGCCATGTCCTCCTCGGACGAGCTCATGGTTATCGAGTCTGCCCGCCTACGTGCTGCCACGCTCGTAGCCGTCCCGGCCTTCGCCACGGCCCGCGTCTACGTCGCTGGGCAGGCTCCCAGCACCTCCGAGACCCCTGAGCGCGGCGAAAACGTCGATTCTGGGGAGAAAATGGCTCGCTCAGAAGATGCCGACCCGCTGAGCCGCGACGCTCTGACCGCCGCAGCTATTCCGACCGCCCCGCCGGAGGCGTGGTTCAAGGACCCGCAGCTGACTGGCCCGACCGCCCTCGTGGTCGAGGACGATGGGCGCGTCTACGGCCATATCGCCGTCTGGGGCACCTGCCACATCGGCCAGGTCGGCAAGTGCGTCGAGCCTCCCACCTCCCCGTCCAACTACGCCTACTTCCGCACCGGCGTGCTGCGCACGGCCGAAGGCACCTCCGTGGCTGTGGGGCATCTCACAATGGGGACCGGTCACGCCGGCCCTCGCGACTCTGCCAACGCCGCCGCCGAGCACTACGACAACACCGGCACCGTCTTCTCCGACGTCGCGGCCGGTGAGGACGCTCACGGCATCTGGGTAGCGGGGGCTCTCCGTCCCGGAATCACGGCCGAGCAGGTCCGGGTGGCCCGTTCCGCGCCGATCTCCGGGGACTGGCGCATGATCCGCGGCTCCCTGGAGCTGGTCGGGGCGCTCGCCGTCAACGTGCCGGGCTTCCCGGTGCCTCGCCCGAGAGGCCTGCTCGCCTCCGGCGAGGTCCGCTCCTTGCAGGCGTCCGGCGTCGTGGCCCACGACGACTCCGCCGCACGGGCAGCGCACCCCTCGAGCCGGATGTCGGGTGACGGCCTCACGCTGGGCGACATCTCGTACCTGAAGAGGCTGGCCGAGTCCGAGCGACGCCGCGATCTGCAGCGCGCGACGGCCGCCGACAAGATGCGGGCACGGGTAGAGCGCGCCGGTACACTGGCCAAGGCGGCGTCCATGGCACGCCGTCTAGGATCCATCTGAGGAAAGGAACAGAAATCATGGGATGCGGATGTGGGCGGACTACAACTCCCCCGGTAGGCACTGAGCCCCGGCCCCTGGCCGACGGCACATTGCCTGGCGAGGGCTCCAAGGACTCCTCCCCGATCACTCGTTTCTAGATGTAGCGCCCTCCATCGTCATCGGTTATGATGGTCCCTGTTAGAGGTCTCATGGACTCCTGACGCTGGGTGGATCAGGCAGAACCCCCGCACCGTTTGCTCATGGCGGTGCGGGGGTTCTGTTCGTCCTATGGGGTCTGTCTCACTCATAGGTGTATCCTTTAAGCCAACGGCATGGCAGCAGGGCCTCGTGTGTACCCCGCTGGGGACGGGAACCCTGCCCAGCAACGAACACGGAGGACACCTCAACATGCGTAAGCACTTCGACATCACCGTCTTCGCCGATCAGGGCGAGGACGCTCCGGTCGAGACCTTCGACCTGGAGATCCCCGAGAACCTGTCCGACCTGAGCGCCGCCGACCTCGGTGACCTGCGCTCCAAGGCCGTTGACGCCTTCCAGACCCTGTACGCCAACGGCGAGTTCACCGACGAGGACCTCGACACCCTCGGCACCCTGACCGACGGCATCGAGGTCCTGTCCGCTGAGATCAGCGCCCGCGAGCAGGCCGCCGCTGAGCGCGCTGCCAAGGCCGCCGAGATGGCCGCCAAGGTCGGTGCCGACAAGCCGGCCGCCCCTGCCGACGATGACGCGGACGACGCTCCGGCCGATGACTCAGACAATGACGACACCCCGGCCGAGGAGAAGGCCGACGCGGCAGAGGACGAGGCTGAGGCCAAGGCCGAGAAGAAGGCCAAGGCCGCAGCGGCCGACGTCGAGGCTCAGGTCGACGCCAAGCCTGAGGCCGAGGCCGTCACCGCCGCCGCCCCTCGCGGACCCATCAAGCTGTCCGGCATCCGTCGGCACGTTCACACCCCCGCACCTGCGATCACTGAGGAGACCTCCGTGGAGGACACCGCTAAGGCCCGCATGACCGTGGCCGACGTCCCCGGCTTCGCCGCCGACTCCGACGCAACCTTCGAGGACCTGGCCGTCGCGCTCGACCGTCGCCTCCAGGGCTTCAACTCCGGCGCCTACGCCGCTGCCGCTCGCGCCGGCCGAGCCATGAGCGAGCGCCACGGCCTGGCCGTCATCCGCAAGTCCTTCGACGAGCGCGCCACCGTCTCCTCCCCCGAGTCGGCCGAGGCCGCCATGGCCTTCGCCGTCAATGAGAAGAACCTCCCCGGCGGCTCCCTCGTCGCGGCCGGCGGCTGGTGCGCCCCCTCCGAGACCGTCTACGACCTGCTCGAGGACGAGTCCCGCGACGGCCTGATCTCCCTGCCTGAGATCAACGTCACCCGCGGCGGCATCAAGTTCACCAAGGGCCCCAAGTTCGCTGACCTCTACGCGGCCCCCTCCTTCAACTTCACCGAGGAGGAGGCGAAGGCCGGAAAGTACCAGCCCACCTCCGCCACCGACCCGACCAACAAGGTCGGCGCCAAGCCCGTCTACAACGTGCCCTGCACCGAGTTCGAGGAGGTCCGCCTCTCCGCGGCCGGTATCCACGTCCAGGCCAACCTGCTCCAGCAGCGCGGCTACCCCGAGCTCGTCGCCCGCACCATCCGCGGCGCCCTCGTCGCTCACGAGCACAAGATGAGCGAGCGCATCATCGCCGCCATGGAGAAGCAGTCCACTGCCGTCTCCCTGGACGCCGGCCAGATCGGCGCGGCTGCCCCGATCCTGACCGCCATCGAGCTGCAGGTCGAGCACTACCGCTACGCTCAGCGCCTCTCCCGCTCCACCACCCTGGAGGCGGTCTTCCCCTACTGGGTCCACGGCGCCATCCGCACCGACCTGTCCCGCCGCCAGGGCGTCGACCTCACCGACGTCAACGACGCCCGCATCGACGCGTGGTTCAAGGCCCGCGGCGTTAACCCTCAGTTCGTCTACGACTGGCAGGCCCTGACCGGCGCTGCCGGCGACTTCAAGGCCTGGGGCGGCAGCCTCAAGTTCCTGCTCTACAGCGCCGGCACCTTCGTCAAGGGCGGCCAGGACGTCATCACCCTGGACACCGTCTACGACTCGGTCCTGCTCGGCCAGAACGACTACACCGCCCTGTTCACCGAGGAGGGCTACCTCGTTGCCAAGCGCGGCCACGACGCCCGCGTCGTGACGGTGCCGATCAACCCGAACGGCGGCACCGGCACCGGCATCCGTCTCCTCGCCAACGGCACGGCTGACCCGGCCAAGTGATGACTCCGGGGCGGGCGGCGGCCAGTCCCCGCCCGCCCCGTGATCGTCACTAGCCAGTCACCGTCCAGCAAGGAGGACAGATGCCAATCATCGCACCGAAGCAGCGCATCGAGGCGCCGGTCACTCAGCGCCTGAAGGGCGGCCTCTTCTCCCGGTTCGCCCCCATCGAGGACTCCTCGATCCGCTGGGAGAACGGCGTCACCTGGGAGGACGTCGCGCGCACCGACGTCGGCACCATCGGCCAGTACCAGAAGCCGGGCACCGTCAAGGGACTGCCCAAGGTCCTGGACAAGCCCAAGGGCGTGACCGTCGAGTCGATGGAACCGATCACCGTCTACGCCACGTTCCGCACCACGCCCCTGGACCACACCCCCGAGGAGGCCGTCGCCATCGCGGCTCAGCGCCTCGCGCAGTACGAGGAGTACGCGGTCGAGAAGGCGCTGTGGAACGGCGTCGGTGGGGCAGGTCCTGCACTCACCAGAGTCCAGGAGTGGGCGAACAACGCCGGCGCTCAGCCGGCCGAGGGCGCCTGGAACGCTGCTGAGAAGTACGCCCACACCCCCGGCGTGGCGCCTACGTTCCACCTCTCGCAGCGCCTCGGGTCGATGCTGGCCGGGCGCCTGTACATCGACACTGACCCGCGGACCGGGGAGTCATACACCCGCATGGGAACGCCCGTAGTCGTCGGCGACGGGTACGACGACACTCCCCCGATCATCGCGTCCACCGGGCCGATCCTGATCTACCGCGGGGACGTCTTCACCTCGACCAACGGGGCAGGCGGCTTCGACAAGGGCCAGAACGACCTGACGGCCGTCGCAGAGCGGCAGTACGTCATCGCGTTCAACCCGGACGACGCCTACTTCGTGAAGGTCTCGACCGACCCCGGCACCGGCAAGTACGTGGCCCGCCAGTTCTGAGCCCAGATGACCTACCGACCAACCAACTCCAACACCAACGGGAAGGATGCGCTGAGCCATGGCTAAGACGCACTCATACACACCAGTGCTGGGGAAGCGCATCCGCGTCACCCCGCTGGACACCTGCGGCAAGTTCGACAAGGCACAGCACAAGCCGGTGGCTACCTCTGGCTTCGTGTCGGTCAAGCTCGCCGCCGAGGTTGAGGACGGCACGGAGATCACGGTCCGCAAGGCCGACGGTTCCCTGTGCGTCAACGAGAAGCAGTCGAACACCTTCAAGTACTTCACGGTCGAGCTCGAGTTCTGTGGCGTGAACCCCTCCGTCCTGGACATCGTGACCAACGCCACGAAGTACCTGGACCACGCGGGGGACACCGCGGGCTTCAAGGTCGCCTACGGCAAGATCGAGAAGAAGTTCGCCCTGGAGCTGTGGACCGGGCTGTCCGGCCAGGCCTGTGCGGCGGGCGCCGAGGACGCCAGCGGCTACCTGCTGCTGCCCTTCATCACCGCCGGCACGATCGGCGACATCGAGGTCACTGGTGAGGACGCGATCACCTTCTCCATGACCGGCGCCGTCACCAAGTCCGGCAACGCCTGGGGCGTCGGCCCCTACGACGTGGTCAAGAAGGCCAAGGCCGGTGGCGCCGGCTTCGAGAACGCGAAGCTCCCCACCGCCCTCGACCCGCTCGACCACCTCCTCATGATCGACACGGCTCTCGCTCCCCCGCCGGACAGCGACCAGCCCGTCACCGTCCCCTGAGAAACCCCGTCTCAGCGGCACTGACAGCCCCGTAGAGCGCACAAACGCCCTGCGGGGCTGTCACCGTACCTGCGCCGCGCGGAAGCCCCTCTACGCCCCTTAGGAAGGCCCTATAGGTATACTCATCCGTGCGGGCACCGCCTATGTATTCCCGGCGGCGTAGCCATCCCGCACCACGCACGCGTTGTAGGAGAGGGCATGCAGGACATTGACAGAGGCTACGGCCCAGGGGACTGGCCGGTCTCCTACAGCGCGTGCGAGGACCTGAAGGAGTACCTGGACGAGGCCGGCAGGCCCGAGCAGCAGCACACCTTCGAGGCCATGGCTACCCAGTTGCTCTGGGAGTGGACGGGCCGCCGGTTCGGGACCGACATCGTCGTGATCCGGCCAGAGCCCGCTGACTGCGTGCCGCCGCCCACCTACCAGTCCCAGGCGTACCTGAGGGGCTTCCTCCCATTCCGCCTGGGCGGCGTCCTGCACGACGTCGTGTGCGGCCTGTGCGGCCCCTACTGCACCCACACCTCAGGGACTCCGGCCATCCGCCTGCCCGGCAACGTTCACCGCGTGCACCAGGTCACGATCAACGGCAAGGTGCTCCCGCTGGGCGCGTACCGGCTCATCAACCACTCCGTGCTCCAGCTCACAGGCCACACCTCGCCGCTAGGCCCCGACGTTCCGCTTGTATTCCCCCCGGTACAAGACCTCTCCCGACCGACGACCGAGGAGGGCACCTGGGAGATCCGCTACTCCCAGGGCGTCCCCGTCCCCGAGGGCGGCCAGGTCGCCGCTGGCGTGCTCGCGCTCGAGCTGGCGAAAGCCGCCTGCATGGACCGCGACTGCGCGCTCCCGGCGCGCCTGCAGTCGGTCACCCGGCAGGGAGTCACCGTCCAGGTGCAGGACGACTTCGAGGAGATGCAGGAGGGCCGCACTGGCATCTGGCTGGTCGACTCCTGGGTCACCTCGATCCGCGCCCCCCGCCAGGCCGCCCGGGCCTACAACCCCGACGACTACGTCCGCCGTCAGCCGTCCGACCTCCGCGGCGGGGTGATCTGGTGAGCCCGGCCCCGCGCCTGACGCGCCGCAACCGCCCTCAGAGCGAGGACTACGCGGCCCTGTCCGGCCGAGTAGCCTCGCCGGTGCCGTCCGTCGTCCACTCCACTGCGCTCGCCCTGCTCAAGGGCGGTGCGGGGGCCCTGTCCAATGCTGTCTCGCAGGCCTACGTCGCTCCCGGCGCGGAGGTGGCATGGGACGAGTGCTGCGCTGGGCACCTCTACGTGCGCACCGTCTCTGTCTCCCCCGTCTTCGGTCCCCGTGCCGCCGACGGCGAGGCGTGCTCGGTGCGCTACTGGGCCGCTACCTTCGCGCTTGGCACGCTTCGCTGCGTCGAGGTCGTGGACGACCGCGGCCGGGGCCCCCGCCCCTTCGACCTGACGGCCGACGCTGCCGTCCTGCACCAGGACATGGCAGACCTTGGCAGCTTTCTGACATCGTCGACCAACGCCAACGACATGGACTGGCAGGCATCCGGCCCCGACGGCGGCTGCGTGGCAGGCGAGTGGACCTTCACGGTCCGCCTCAACTGCCCGTGACCCCTCCTAACCCTGAAAGTGTGAGATGGTTCACGTAAGAGTGCGGTTCAAGGGCCCCATCCGCCAGGACAAGGTGGCCCAGATCACTAAGCAGGCCGCCCTAAAGGCGTCCAAGCGCACGCAGGGCCGAATCCAGCGGAACATCCGCGCCAAGGGGCGAGTGAACTCGGGCCGTATGGTGAACTCCGTCACGGTTGAGCGAGTCCCGGGCAAGCACCCGCTCAACCCTACCTTCGAGATCGGCGCGCGTACGCCGTACGCCGCCTACCAGGAGAAGGGCACCCGGCCACACGGTCCGGTCAAGGCGCAGCGGATGGTCTTCACGCCGAAGGGGTCCAGCCAGACCGTGTTCGCGAAGTGGGTCAAGGGGATTAAGGGCGCCCACTTCGTCAGAGATGCTGTACGGCTTATCAAGCCCTCTGACTTCCATTAGAATCGCCTCATGGCTACTATCACGATCCCCGGTAAGACCCGGAAGTCCATCACCGTTGAACTGGTCGGTACCGAGTACAAGGTCCGCCCTCCGAAGGCGTCCGTCGCCATCTTCCTGTCCCAGGCTCTCAAGGACTCTGGCGATGACGCTGAGAAGCTGATCGAGGGCCTGTCGAAGTGGTGCCACGTCCTCTTCGGCAAGGAGACTGGCGCCGAGGTCGTCAAGAGGCTTAAGAGTCCGTACGACGACCTCGACATCCCCGACCTGACCGACCTCCTCTCCGCCGTCATGGAGGAGGCGGGCGAAAACCCTACTACGTGATCCAGCGCCTTCAGGCCTCGGCCCTCGAGGAGTGGGACTACATTGACGGGTTCTGCCTCGGGCACGGGATCGACCTGGAGACCTTGCCTCTGAACCGGTTCTGCCACGTCATGTGGTGGATCCTCACTCGCAACGCCGAGGACGAGGGCGCTACCGAGAAGCTGAAGAGGGATCTGTGGCTCCCGCCCAAGGGCGTGGAGGTCACCGATCCGCGCAGCCCGTGGTACTCGGGCAACGAGTCGTCGGGCTTCGGGTCCCTTAAGTCGGCCCTCGGGATGTGACATCACCTATAGGACACGCCTATGCGGGCGGTATCATAGCCTCAGACAGGAGTCGGGCCGCGATGCCGCCCGCTCGACGTACGAGCGAGGAGGTAGCCCGTGGCAGACAAGATCGGCGAGGTCGTCGTAGAAGTAGGCGCTGACGCGCGCGACTTCAACGGCGACGCTGAGCGGGGCATCGAGAAAAGCCTTAAAAAGATCGGCAAGAGGATCGAGCGCGCCGCTGAGAAGTGGGCGCGCGAGATGCGCGACTCCGTCAAGGACGCCCTGGACGGCCTCGTGCTACAGGTCAACGCCAAGATCGACCCCAAGGACCTGCGCCGTATCGAGACGGCGATCGCCAGTACCAAGGCGTCGCCGGAGGTTACCATCTCGGCTCGCGAGCTGGAGGAGATCAAGCAGAAGCTCCGCCGGGCCGAGTGGCGCACGCCGGTCAAGCCGGTCCTGGACGACAACGCCGTGGCCAAGATGGGCCGCGAGCTCGACGAGATGAAGGCCGCGATCAAGGCCCGGGTCGACCTCGATGAGGTGTCCCGCAAGCACGCGCTGGAGGTGATCAAAAAGACCGAGGCCGAGATCGACGCCAAGGTCGACATCAAGGGCCAGGACATCGCTGAGCTCAAGGAGAAGATCGCCAACATCAAGTCCGAGGTCAAGGTTGATGCCTCGCTTGAGAAGGCCACTCAGCGCAAGATCAGGGAGCAGATTGCCAAGCTCGACGCAAAGCTGAAGGCCGAGGCCGAGCTCGACGACACCTCCAAGAAAAAGCTCCAGGCGGAGCTGAAGAAACTCGGTGGCGACATTGAGGCCCACGCCCACCTGTCCGAGGCGTCCAGGCGCAAGCTAAAGCACGAGCTCAGCAAGCTGGACGGCAAGGCTACAGTCAACGCTGACCTTGACGACGGCAAGGCCCGCTTCGACCTGGCCCGGCTGACCAAGAAACCGCGCTACATAGACATCCACGTGCGCCTGGCGAAGGCGTCGCTGGCGAAGGTCGCTGCCGAGCTGAAGGCTCTGGCCGGCGGGAACATCTTCGGCAACCTGAAGAACTCGCTGAACGACATCTTCACCAACCTGGACACCTTCTCCCTGAAGATGGCCGGGGCGGGCACCGCGATCCTCGGGCTGACCTCCGTCGCAGGGGCAGGCCTGGGGACGCTCGCCCAGTTCGGCGTGAGCATCGCCCACACCCTCCCGGCCCTGCTCGCCATGCCCGGAATCCTCGCGGCGGCCGGTGCGGGTATCGGCATATTCGCCGCCGCCATGTCCGACGCCTCCACGGTGCTGGAGGACCTGGGACCCTCCTTCGAGGCGCTCCAGGACTCAATCTCCACCTCGTTCTGGGGCGAGGCTGAGGGGGCCGTCCGCTCCCTGATCGTCAACGGCCTGGAGGCACTGACCCCGGCCATCTCGGACGTGGCCTCGCAGATGGGGGCCATGACCGGCGCGGTCGCCAGTGCCGCGCAGGACCATCTCCCAGGCTTCCAGGCGTCTCTCGGCTACCTGGCCGAGGCCATGGACATCGGGGGTGATGGCGCTGGGGCGTTCACCGACGCTCTGCTCACGCTGGGCGAGACCGGCGCGAAGTACCTCCCGTCGATCGCCGAGTGGGCCAATGGCGTGGCCTACAGCTTCCAGAACTGGGTCCAGGCCAAGACCGAGTCAGGCGAAATGGACAAGGCCATCCAGTCCGCCGCCAAGACCTTCGGGACCTTGAAAGACATCGTCTTCGACCTGGCCGGGATCCTCGGCGGGGTCTTCTCGGCCATGGCCGCGGGCTCCACCCCGCTGAGCGCCATTGCCGACGGGCTCGACCGAGCCAACGCCGCGGTCAACGGGCCGCTGTGGCAGGGCACCCTGACCACGATCTTCAGCGCGATGGGTACGGCCGCGTCCTACGCCTTCCAGGGCGTCGGTTCGCTTGGCCAGGCCTTTGTGTCCCTGGCGCCCACGCTCTCCACGATTCTTCCGCTGGTAGGCCAGATCATCGAGGTCGGGCTGAACGGGATCTCGACGGCTCTCCAGAACCCCGCCTTCCAGGGTGGCCTGGAGTCGTTCTTCAACAACGTCCTCATCGCCGTCCAGGCGCTCGCGCCAGCCATGCCCGCCCTGGGGGAGGCGTTCGGCGCCCTGGCAACCGTCGGCGGCGAGCTGCTGGCGGCCGTCGCCCCGCTTATCGCCGAGCTGGTCGAGCAGCTGGCGCCGGTGATGACCCAGCTGGCCGCCCTGCTGGCTCCGATTATCGAGCAGCTGGCTGCGGCCCTCATGCCGGTCATCCAGGCCTTAGGCCCGGTCCTGTCGGCCCTGTTCGCTGTCCTCGGCCCGCTCATCAACGACCTGCTCGCTGCGATCGTTCCCGCTATCCAGCCAATCGTAGCGTCGATCATGTCCGCGCTGATCCCGGCATTCCAGCTGATCGGGACCGTGGTGAGGGCTCTCCTACCGATCGTGGTCCCGGTCGTCAACAACATCCGCGACACGATCACCAGCATGATGAAGATCATTCAGGGTGTCATCAATGTCGTCATGGGCATCATCACCGGCAACTGGTCCCAGGCGTGGAACGGGATCAAGCAGATCGGCACGGGGATATGGAACTTCATCTCCAGCTCCTTCCGAAACTTCGGCAGCCTCCTGAAGAGCATCGCCCAGGCCGCTTGGAATCTCCTTGGGAGCGTCATCTCCGCCGGGTGGAACGCCATCAAGTCCGGCGCCTCGGCCGCGTGGAACGGAATCAAGTCGGTTGTCTCGACAGGCGTCAACGGAGTGGTCAACTTCGTCAAGAACCTGCCCAACAACATCAAGAGCATCTTCTCCAGCGCCGGGTCCTGGCTGGTCAGCGCCGGTAAGAACATCATCCAGGGGTTCATCAACGGTCTGAAGTCCATGTTCGGCTCGGTGAAGTCCACCTTGGGCGGTCTTACCAGCAAGCTGACGTCCTGGAAGGGTCCTGAGCCAGTCGACAAGGTCCTGCTAACCCCGACGGGTGAGCTGATCATGAAGGGCTTCGTCAAGGGCCTGGAGAGTCAGTACGGAACCGTCCGCAAGTCGCTGGCCGGCCTAACCGAGGACATCGCCAAGCCCGCCACGATCGGGCTGAGTGCGAACGTGCGCCCGCTTCCCGCCCGAGCCTCGACCGGCCGAGTGACGTCCTCCGGCTCAATCTCCGCCTCTGAGCCCTTCCATAAGAGCAACCTTGGAGGCGCTACAATCAACATAACTAATCACTATCCGCAGGCGAAGCCTGACAGCAAGACCCGGGACGAGGTCGCCGAGGGCCTGCGGCTAGCCGCCATCGTGTAAGAAAGGTCACCCACCCATGGCCATCTACTCCCTAGACGGTACCGACCTGGATGACCCCCTCGGGCGCTGGGTGCTCGCCGAGGGGACGGCGCTGTCGACCCGTGGAGAGCCCTGGAACGCCTCCGTAGACATCCCGGGCCGGTTCGGCGTGCTGCCGATCGCTCCGTCGGTCACCAAGTCCGCCACCGTCGCCCTGAAGTTCACCGTGTTCTCGTGGGCCGACAACCGCGACGGCTCTCGTTGCAAGGGCGGCCTGGCTCAGCTGGAGACGAACTACCAGAACCTCCTGCGCCGGCTGTTCGCTTTCGGGCGCCTCCAGACTCTCCGGTACACGCCGGCCGGGCAGCCGGTTCGAGAGGCGCAGGTCCGGCCCACGTCCTCCGTCGAGCCTGTGCTCGACCCGCACTCCGAGGCGATCACGTTCGCAGTTACCTACGAGATCGTCTCCGGCCTGTGGCGGGGAACGTCGAACCTCGTGGCGCTCCTTACGGACATGTCGAAGTTCGACGGTTGCTCGATGCCGATCCCGGACGGCTGGCTGATGCTGGAGCCGACCGCCCCTACCTGCACGGTCAAGGACAACGTCTCCGGCACCTCGCTCACCTTCACGGGCTCTCTGAACGGAGGTGAGCGCCTGATCGTGGACATTGCAGGCTACCGGGCCTGGAAGAATCCGTCCATCGAGTGGGATATTCAGCCAGGAGCCCGCTCGGCCGACGGCGAGATCTCGATGAGTCCGGGGGGCTTCAGGGCCACGCCCAACGCTGACGGGCGTATCTCCATGACGCTGACCGGGACGACCGGCCGATTCCGCGGAAGGATGGCCTACTGATGCCGCGCAACCCTGCCTTCGCGCGTGGCCTGGCCATGCGCTACGTCGCCTACGACCAGGCCACCGGCCAGCGCCTCGGAGTGCTCCCAGACGCGCTGGCCGGAACCTTCACGTGCCCCCGCCAGGCCACCCCCTCGCTCACCCTGTCCTACCCGAACGGGGACCTGGGCGTACGGGGAACCCTGCTGGACTCGGACGTGGAGCTCGCCGTCGAGCTCTGCTACGACGGGCAGACCTGGGCCGAGCCGTACAACGCCAGGTTCATCAACCTCTCCTCGGAGTGGAACTTGGTAGACGACGGCACCGAGCGGCGCCACGCGGACCTGATCCACATCGGGCACCGGCTCGAGGGCGCCCTCGTGTGGGACGTCCCCCTCGCGGCGATGGACAAGGACGGCAAGTACCGATTCCGCGACCGCAACGCCGGGGAGATCCTGCGTACGGTCTGGGACGCGGCCGTCAAGCGCGGCTGGGGTAAGGGCCTGGACCTGGACGTATCCGCCACGTCCGACTCCGCCGGTCAGCGCTGGGCACTGATCACGACCATCGCCTTCGACCCGTCGGTGTCGATCAAGTCGATCCTGGACTCGCTCATGAACATGGGCATGCTCGACTACCGCTGGCGTGGCCGCACTCTACAGGTCTACAACCCCGACGCCGCGCTTAAGCGCGAGAACCTGGACGTTGTGTGGCGCCTGACGGCTGGCACGAAGTCGGCCCCGGAGAAGCTGGACTGGTCCCAGCTGTGCACCCACGTACTGGTGAAGGGTGACGAGGGCAAGACCTGGACCTTCCCCAACCCCGAGGCACCCGCGGGCATGCCTCGTACGGAGAAGGTAGTCAGCGCCGGCGGCGTGACCCTGGAGGCGACCGCCCGCAAGGTTGCCGCTCTGACGATGAAAACCGGAGCCACTCCGGCGGCAGAGGTCAAGCGTGAGTGGGAGGCTGACGACCTTCAGTGGCTGCCTTTCGAGGACTACGCTCTGGGCGACTGGATCCGCGTAGAGCGGGCCAAGGGTCTGGAGCGTATGCGGGTCTCGCAGATCTCCATCTCGGTAACCGAGAACGGCCGTTGCCAGGGCCACACCACCTTCGGCACCGTCCTGGACGACGTCCTAGCCCGCCTGGCCAAGCGCCAGAAGGGCGTCCTGGGCGCGGTCAACTCCGACGGGAAGAATCCCCGCCCGGAGAAGCCGAAGAGCAAGTACGCTCCGGTGCCTCCTCAGGGGCTTGTAGTCACCTCGGACGTGGTGATCAACGACCAGGGCTGGCCTCGGGCCGTTGCAACCCTAAAGTGGTCGCCCGTCGAGACCGACGCCCTGGGCGTGGCCGTGGCTGTTACCGGCTATGAGATCTCGGCGCGCCAGCTGCCGTTCCTGTCCGGCCCGATGAGTACCTCCAAGGAGACGCAGGCCCAGATCGCCAACCTGACGGCCGGCCTGAAGTACGCGTTCAAGGTCCGCGCTGTGACCGCGGACACGACTGGCTCGTGGTCGCAGGAGGTCGAGGCCACGATGGCGATCGACACCGAGCCGCCTCCGGTACCGACGGCGCCCGTCCTCACTCAGACCCTGGGCGTGCTCGGCATCTACTGGGACGGTAAGGGCACTGGCGGGGCGGGCATGCCCAGCGACTTCGCCGGCATCGAGGTGTCGGTGCGCGAGCCTGGCCTGACGCCTCAGAAGTTTTCCGACATGCCGGTCCCGCTCCAGCGCACCAACCTGGCGGGCCTGGAGATCCGTGAGTGGGAGGTGCGCCTGCGGTCCTACGACCGGGCCGGCAACCGCTCGGAGTGGGGCCCCGGCGCCCGGGTCACGCTCAAGCAGAACGTCGACACGGACGCGATCGTCAAGCAGGTCGAGGAAAAGCTCAAGAACTCCGACGCCATGCAGCAGGCGGCTCGCGAGGGCACGCTCAAGGAGATGAAGCACCTCACTGAGGCCATGACCCAGGTGGCCACCAACCTCGTGACGTCAGGGCCCGTACCTCCGGATAGTGGGACAATAGGTTCCAGCATGTGGATCGCACCCGACGGACGGATCTTCGTCCTCAGAGCCAAAGGAGACGACTAATGCAGCCATACTCAGCCGCTAAGCAGTGGCGGGACGGGTTCGGCGCGAACGAGACCCGCATCACCGCCGCCGACCTCATCCACATCGAGGACGGCATCAGCGCCGCCACCCAGGGCGTCACGAACCTGGAGACGAAGGTCAACGGGCAGCCCGCTGAGATCCTGAAGCAGGTTCAGACGATCGCTGAGAGCATCAAGGTGCTCATGAACAAGGCGATCCCGATCGGCACCATCGCCCTATACGGCGCTAACGCGGACCCTGAGGGGTGGATCCGCTGCGACGGGCGCCTGCTGAATCGCAACACCTACCCGGAGCTGTTCCGCGTGATCGGCACCAAGTTCGGCTCGACCACCGTGAGCAACTTCCGGGTGCCGGACTACCGGGAGCGCACTCCAGTTGGTGCCGGCGACGGCTCGAAGTACGACCTGAACGACAAGGGCGGCGCCACGACCATCAGCCTGACGGTGGACCAGCTGCCCGAGCACACCCACCAGATCGGTGAGGTTGAGGACCAGAACCGTCGCTTCCAGGCGCGCACCGCGAACCAGGACATCGGCATCGGCACCTCGGGCTACACCTACCTGACCTCGACTGGCAACAACAGCTCCGGCCGCAGCCCGATCGCCGCCTCCACCGGCTCGGGCGCTCCGATTGACGTGCGCCAGCCGTACCTCGGCTCGATCTACATCATCAGGGCGCTGTAATGCCGGGCCCTAAGAAACCGTTCCTCGCCGGCGAGGGGGCGCGCGGCGCCCAGTACGTAACCGTCCCGGCGTTCGCCACTCCGGGCCACTCGGCCCCGTCCAACTCGAGGGACGCCCCGGGCTCAACCGTCGTCTACTCCCCCAAGGGGTGGAAGTGGGAGGAGGCCGGTGACGACTACTCCAAGACGGTTTCCAGGCTCACGGCCGCCACTATGGAGTCCGCGGTGCGCCGCGTCAAGACGTCCTTCGGGGAGGTCTTCTACATCCGCGGCGACTCGGAGACCGTGCCGCCGTTCTCAGGCACCGCCGTCGGCGACACCTGCCGCGTCCAGGACGCTCAGACCCTGGACATCGCGGCGGAGTGGCGCTGGGACGGCGCGCGCTGGGAGCGGATGAAGGTCACCAGTGAGCAGATCAGCAACCTTGACGTGGGCAAGCTGACCGCGGGAGCCGCCAACATCGCTGAGGTCACTGCCCGGAAGATCGCCTCCGACGTCGGCCGCTTCCTGGAGATCACCACGGACCAGCTCACGGTCACCGGTAACGCGTCCTTCGTGAACGCCACCGCCCACCACGTGTGGTCGGAGATCGTGACCGCGAAGAGTGGCGAGTACGAGCAGATCCACGCTGGCATGATCGCCGCCAACTCGATCACCGCCAACCAGCTCCAGGCGGGCGCTATCGACGGGATGGTCATCACCGGGGCGACGATCCAAACCGACCGGGCCACTAACCGAGGGCTCAAGCTGTCGTCGTCCGGCATGCAGGTGTACTCCCCCCGGGGCTGGAAGGCTCTCGACATCAATGCCCACACCGGAGACATCATCATCAACGGGCGCATCGGACGCCGCGACACGTGGTCGGAGTGCTACTTCAACGACCTGGTGTGGGCCCAGACCGGCACGGACATCTCCCGAGCCGGGGCCAAGATCGGCTGCGGGCTGGTGTTCAACTCTCTAGAGGATGACTGGGACGACGGGGGGCTGTTCCTACAGAAGGACTCGCAGACCGGAACCCCTACGATCACGCTGCAGTCAGCTGCTAAGTCGGGGGACAGGGAACGTCCATCCCTCATGCTCGGGGCCCAGCAGCTGAGCATCTTCATCGGCACGAACGGTACGTGGGGCACTATGGCCCTGAACAAGTTCGGCTTCAACGTCCGCACAGGGGCCAGCTCCCTTGTAGTCAACGACAGTGGTCTCGAGTACCGGAAGACGAACGACAACTACTCGTACCTAGGCGTAGGGCGCACATGGGCCAACCTCGCCACGCTCGGCAACCGGAACTCGGGAGTCTGGGTCAATGACCACGCCACCGTCATGGCATGGCGCCGTATCCCGCAGATCTGGCTCGACAACGACGGCATCCACATGAACCCGGAGAAAAAGTTCACGATGCAGGTGCCGAGGCTCTCCAAGGAGCGCGGCGGCCTGTGGCTGTCCCACGCCTGTACCGAGTCCCCCTACGACGGGGTGGAGTACTGGGAGAACCTCACTCTCGACGAGGCTGGGCACGCCCGGTGGGCGCTGCCGGACTACGTACCGCGGATTGCCTCCCCGGTCGCGCCGTGGGTTGTGCTCGCCTCAGGCACGGCCTCTGCCGAGATCGACCGCAGCGACCCGGATCTATGGGCTGTCACCGTCAAGGGAGAGCCCGGAGCACGGGTGGACGTCCTAGTCAAGGGCGCTCGTATGGTCAACACCGGGGAGGACGACGCTGACGGCGAGCCGATCATGAAGGACAACGCCCGTAAGACCAACTGGGAGCTCGGCCCGCCCGGAGGGGGCGGGAACAGTGGGGGCATCCCCGACGACATGTCCCTGCCGGGCACTTACTATGGACCTGCACCTCGCCCAGAAGATTGGAGCAATGACAATGGAAGCACAGACCAGCCAGGTGGACGCGCTCGCCGTGATCGACGCGCTGACGATGGAGATCGCCGCCCTGACCCGCAGGGCCGTGGTCGCTGAGCAGCAGGTGGCGGCCCTCATGGCCGAGAAGAACGAGAGCAAGGAGAGCAAGTGAGCGTAGGATCCGTTACCGCCGAGATCGCTCGCCGCATCTGCGACAGCGAGAACGTCGGATACAGCCAGCCTGAGCGCCGGTCGTGGTACGCCGCGGCCGACGCCCGTGGGCACGTCTCCAGCCCGCAGAACGCGGACTGCTCGTCCCTGGCGTGTGGTGCCATCTCCTACGGCATCCACCACACGTACGGCGTGCCGTGGGGTAGCCCCGCCCTCCTGGAGATCAACGACTACTGGACCGGCAACATGCGCCAGGGCATGGAGTCTCATGGCTTCAATGAGATCAACTGGGCCGACGAGAACCTGACTCCCGACGGCGGCTTCCAGGTAGGCGACATCATCCTGTCGGCCGCGAATGAGGGCGGCGTGGGCCACGTAGTGGTCGCCGTCGAGGGCGGCAGCGACCCTCTCGTCTCTGAGGCGTGGATCGCCGAGGACGGCTCGATCGACGGCTATGCGGGCGACACCACGGGCCAGGAGACGCGCACCGTCCGCTACTCCACGCACCCGCACACTCAGCGCGGGGCGTGGACCAGCTGCCACCGCTTCAGCGAGGCGAAGTTCCTCCAGCAGTGGCCCGCCTTCGCCAAGTGGAAGGCGTCGGCCCCGGCCCCCAAGCCGGCCGCGCCGGCGTCACAGACGGCCGCCCCGCAGCACGCTCACGGGATCGACATCTCCAGCCATCAGGCTGGCCTGAACGTGGGCGCGATCTGGGCGGACTTCGTCATCGTCAAGGTCACGGAGGGCACCGGCTACATCAACCCGTACATGGTTTCGCAGGCCAACGCCACCCTGAGCGCCTCGAAGCGGCTGGGCTTCTACCACTTCGCCCGCCCTGGCGACGCGGCCGCCCAGGCCCGCTACTTCGTGTCCGCCGTCGGCGCTCTCCGCAGCAGGGCCACCCTGTGGCTCGACTGGGAGGACAACGCGGTGCCGCTGGGACCTGGCTGGGCGAAGGCGTTCCTGGACACCGTTAAGTCCCTGACGGGCTCCACGCCGGGCATCTACATGAACGGCAGCGCCGTGGGCGGCTACGACTGGAGCGCCGTCGCCTCCCAGTACCCGCTGTGGTACGCGGGCGGCCCGGACTACTCGGACTACGGGCGGCCCTACTCGGACCCGGCAGTGCCGTCAGTCTCCTACTGGGGTCAGCCGCTCATCCACCAGTACACGGAGGACGGCAGCCTGCCCGGCTACTCGGGCACGCTGGACCTGAACCGCCTGCGTGACCGCGCTGCGTGGGACCGAATGATCAACGGCGGCAACGTCGCCTCAGCCCCGGCCCCCTCAGCCCCATCTTCGACGTCGGCGAGCCCGTACACCGGCAAGAAGAACAAGTCCGACGGTCAGTCGGAGCTTGTCTGCAACGGGGTCTTCGGGATCGCGACGATCGGCCGGCTCCAGCAGGTCATGGGTACCCCGATCGACGGCGTCCTGAGCGAGAGCGGAAGCCCCGCCATCGCCAGGCTCCAGGCGTTCCTGAACTCCGCCGTCCCGGCGGACACTCAGACCGCCCTGAACGACTCACCGCGCCTGGACGAGGACGGCGTGCTCGGCCCGGACACGTGGAGAACGCTCCAGTTCCTCATCATGGCCTGGCATCGCGAGTACCTGCCCCAGGGCTGGGACTTCGCTGACTGGGTCGATGGCGAGGCCGGGACGGCCACGATTGGGGCGCTCCAGCGCGCGCTCAACAACTCCAAGGCCAACTCACGGAGGCTCTGGTGAGGCCGTGACATCGGCGTGACCTATCAGGTCTTCACAGACTCATAGGGATACACTAAGGGCGGGGACTCATGAGGGTCCCCGCCCTTACCTATGGAAGGAGAACATGTGAAATACGCAACCGCGACGTTCTGGGAGGGCCTGGCCGAGCGCGCCATCTCCACCTTCGCGCAGTCCCTCGTGGGCGCCTTCGGTGTCGGCAGCTCGCTCTTCGGCCTGGACTGGAAGGGCGCCCTGGGCATCGCCGGTGCGGCCGCCCTGGCCTCGGTCCTGAAGTCGTTCTCCCTGCCCGAGGAGACCGACCGCGCCGTCGCCTCGGCCGAGGTAGAGGCCTACAACCCCCGCCACGCCTCCGGCCTGGCCGGCTGAGGTAGCTCCATGGATGCAGCAGGGCAGTCCTCGCCGATCCTCGCAGTGCTCGCCTCACCGGAGGTCATCACGGCGGGGACGGCCTTGCTGGCCGCCCTAATCACCTGGCTCAGGGTCACGATCAACAAGCAACAGCAGCGCCTGGAGGAGAGGATGACCCGAATGAACGCCCACATCGCGAGGGCGGCAAGTGCGGCGGAATCGGCCTCGGAGGGCGTCCACAATAACCACAGCGAGAACCTGCGGGACGACCTCGACTCCAAGTTCGGGCAGGTCCTGGATGGGCTGGCTCGCCTGACCGCGTCGGTCGACGACCTTCGGGAGTCGGACCGGCAGCACGACGCCCGTATGGCCCGCCTGGAGAACCAGATCGAGGGCGTCCGCAATGACGCCCGTACTGATAGGTCCCACCTATACACGGAGGTCCAGTCATTACATGATCGTATTGATAAGGTAAAGTCTGAGACGCTACCGTTACGTCAGGAGCCCAGATGACCTCCCCCACCGCAACGATCACCGGCCGAGTTGTAGGCCCCGACGGCCTAGGGCGCCTGGGCCGCCTCACTCTCACCCCCGCCAGCCTCGGCGCACCCCTCCCCGCACGGGATATCGTCGCAGGTCGGACGTCGATCCGCATCGACATTGACGGGTATCTAATAGGTCCTCCGGGCCGGTCAGTAAAGGTCTCCCCGGGGAACTATGAGATAGATCTCAATATTCCTGGGGACCTGGGGGCCCATGTCAGGACAACTCGGACGCTGGCAGACGGTGACGTGCTTAACATCGCTGACCTACTCCCGTCGACGCCCGCGCCCAATCCTCCGCAACCGCCGGGCCCCGGCCCTACGCCATCCCCGGATCCCGGTGCAAGAGGTGTCCGCATTGCGGGACAGCCGGGTATCCTTGAGGCTATCAATAAGTCTGAAGTCATAGACTTAGGCAATGGAGTTCTAACCTGGAGGTAGACGGCTATGGCCGATCTCACTTGGTACAGCAGCGATGGCGCTGACCAGCGTTTCCTGACGAAGACCGAGGCCGCCAGTCTGGCCACCAAGGCCGAGAGCACGCAGGGCGACGCCGCCCTGAGCGGTCGGATCGACGCCGTCAAGGCTACCGCCGAGGCCGCCCTGCCGTCGGCTACGGCAGCCTCCACCTACGCCACAAAGGCCGAGGTCGAGGCCCTGAAGGGGCAGGCTCAGCCGGCCCCGGAGCCGGACCTGTCCGGCTACGCCACCAAGACGGAGGTGCAGACTGCGGACACGGCGCTCGGCCAGCGCATCGACACGGTCTCTGCCGTCGCCTCGGCCGCCGCCCCGCGTACCGAGCTGGCCCAGTACGCGACCACGTCCGCCGTCGCCAGCACCTACGCCACGAAGGAGTCGCTGGCGGGCTACCTCCGCTCCGAGGACGCTGAGAGCACGTACGCCACGAAGGCGGCCCTGGCTCAGGCCCAGATTGGCGGCGGCGGCGGACATGCTCCCGACCTCTCAGGACTTGCCACCAAGGCCGAGGTCCGCTCCGCCGACTCGGCCCTCGGCGCTCGCATCGATCAGGTCAAGGCGACGGCCGAGGCAGCGCTGCCGAAATTCGAGGCCGCTACGACGTACGCCTCCAAGGCGGAGGTGGCTGGATACCTAAAGCAGACCGATGCCGACTCCCGCTACGCCGCCAAGTCGGCTCTGGGCGACTACCTGACGTCAGTGGCCGCGCGAAACACCTACGCCAGGCAGGACTCGACGAGCGTCAAGATCTCCGCCGCCTCGGCGAAGGCCGACCAGGCCCTTGAGGCGGCGAGGAAGGCCGCAACCACTGAGGCCCTGGCCGAGGTCAAGGCGACGGCGGACAAGGCCATCGCCGCTCAGTCCCCATTCCACCCCGGGGAGCGCTACTACAGTCCGGTCACCTACTTCTGGCCCGACTACTACGACGACGGCAAGCCGGGCAAGTCCTCGAAGTGGGCGCAGATCCTGAAGTTCGCGGGCTCGCTGGGCATCGTCATCCTCAACCGCAACAGCGGCAACTGGGACGAGTTCAACGTCGACTTCAAGACACAGGCCGAGCTGGCCCTGGCCGCGGGCGCTAAGCGGGCCGTGTTCTACGTCAAGACCCAGTATCTCGCTGCGACCCTGCCCGCGGGCGACCCTGGCCGCAACAACATCCCCAACGTCGACAAGTACACAGAGGCCTACATCCTGGGCCAGATCGAGAAGGCGAAGACCCAGTACGGGGACGTCTGTCAGGGCGTGTTCCTTGATGAGACGATCAACGGCTGGGGCACTCAGGCCAGCCGCGTGGCGGCGTACAAGTCCCTGATCGACAAGATCCGCGCCACCTACGGCAAGGACTTCCTCATCGTCATCAACTCGGGGTCCAATATCTCCGAGGAGATGTGCAAGCTGGACTTCGACGTCTGCATGATGTTCGAGAAGGACGCCACGGCGTTCCTGAACGAGGACCCCGGCACGCCGATCCTCCCGGACCACATGAAGGCGTACCCGTCCACGCGCTGGTGGGCAGTCGTCCACGACGTGACCAGTGAGAGCTACCGCGCGGTCTTCGACAAGGCCGACTCTCTCGGTATCGCCCACCTGTACATCACCGACGGACAGCTGCGTGAGGACCCGCAGCAGGGCGGCCAGTGGGAGCCGGTCGGCAACCCCTATGCGAACCCGCCGTCGAGTCACATCCTTGAGCTCGTGGTTCCGTGGCTGAAGGGCTACCTCCCGCTGAAGCTGGAGGTGGACGAGCTGCGCTCTCGGCCGGCCGTCCTGTCCCTCGGCAAGCACGAGGCTGTCCCTGCTGGGACTAAGCCTGGAACGATCATCGTTAGGAAGGATGCCTAATGGCGGATAGTGTCCTGCCCCCGTTCGGGACGTGGTGGCGCGGCAACGGTGTAAGAGATGGCGATGGGGCGCTGATCCGGGCAGGCTCGTCCTCGACCCTGTTCGACCAGTACGCGATAGACCGCGAGGATGGTAAGTGGACGATCGAGTACGAGTACTCAGCCGATGCTGAGGCGGTCGTATGGATCGTCATCAACCGGTACAGCGACGCGAAGGTGAAGCTTGGGGAGGGTGCGATCTTCGACCGGCGCCTCCCGGCGGCCCAGAACAGCCGCATCGTCCTGGATATGGAGTTTCCTGCCAAGGTCGACGCCAAGTGGCTCCTGTCTGTGGTTGTCCGTCCTGGCGCGGATGTGAAGTTCAACTGGGTGAAGGTCTACAAGACCCCACCTCCCGCTCCGGCCGGTCCCGTCACTACCGTGTGGAACGGCACAGACGAGATCGGGGTGGCCGTCACCGTCTGGGACGGTACCAGCGAGATTCCAGCTACTGTCGAGATTCAGGCCTAAGGAGAGATATGGCAGACGAGAAGCCTCAGACCGGCTACTGCGGCCCGTCGCAGGTGACGATCAACATCGGCACGAGCGGCGTCAAGATCAACGATGAGGGTAAGCCTCAGGCGGGCTTGGACCCTGCCCAGTACGTTACCCGGAAGGACTTCCTGGATGCGCTAGAGCTGCGGCCCACGCGAGATCAGGTGGAGACCCAGATTTCTGGCGTCCGCGCGGACGCCGCGAATGCTTCTGCGGCTTCGGTTGCGGCTAAGGCTGCTGCGGAGGAGGCTCGGGCGCGGGCGACGGCGGCTGACGGCGCGTCGTCAGAGGCGTCCGCCAAGGTGAACGCCCTGGCGGCCACAGTGGCGACCACTCCGCGCCTGCTGCGCCTCGATCGCGGGGCTCTCGTGCCTGAGGGCACGCCTGTCGGCACGATCATCGTGCGGCCGGGCGCGCCCATCAGCAGCGGCGAGAACTCATTCCCGCCCGTGACCGAGTGGCCTGGCGTCACTGCATCCCCGGCCGGTGACGGGGTTATCCTTGACAAGGAGCACACCCCACTCCACCCGGCGCCGGAGCAGATGCGCTCGGCCAAGGGTACGTGGAACATTGAGATCCGCTACTCCTACCACGGCTCCGGTGAGGGTGACGAAGAGGCCATGGTGCCTCTGCGCATCGGGCGCCTGTGGGCCGCTGAGGACCTGATCGAGGTTCGCCGCGGTGAGGAGTTCGTGAAGTTCCGAGCCTTCCCCGGCGACAACAAGCTCTACAAGGCCAAGATCACTCCTAGGGACGTCGACAAGCACATCGGCATGTTCAAGTTCGCCGAGAAGTGGGGCCCCTACTTGGAGACTCCGGACCCGGGTAAGGTGCCGGTAGTGATCCACGACATCAAGGTCACGAAGGCCGCCTAACAACAAGGCCCCCGCCTGTAACCGGGTTGGTACAAGCGGGGGCCTTAGTGTGTCAGGAGTAGAGTTCCCAGGCGGAGGCGTTGCCGCCCCGAGCCTCGAAGGTGAGGATGGCGGGCTTGGTGGAGTCGCCAGAGATGTTAGTCCACCAGTCGCTCCCGCGGTCGGCGGAGGGGCAGGAGATGATCCACCGGGCGTCGCCGACCTGGCGGACGCCGAAGTTGTGCCAGTGGCCGTGGACCAGGATCCTGGCGTCGTATAGGCCACTCCTACGGCCGAACGCGAGGTCCCTGAACCAAGTGGGCACCTTCGACTGTGAGCCTGCTAGATGGCCGTGGGTGAAGCCGACGCGGGTCCCGTCCGCGGCGTCCACGGTGACGGCCTCCTCCCACTTTTCCGGGCGGTGGAAGGTGACGTGCTCATATCCTGGGCGGTCGGCGATGATGTCCTCAATGTTGTGGGAGATCATGATGCCGAAGTCGTCGCCCGGGGCGTTGGCCCGGCTGTTCTTGCCGGTCCCGGTCCTCACGGCGCAGTGGTTGGACGGGACGGCCACGTAGTAGAGGGACTCGCACAGCGGGGCGAGCAGCTGGACGGCCTCGGCGTAGAGGCGCTGCACGGTGCGGATCTGGTCGGTGAGGCTGAGGTCGTTGGTCTGGGCCTGGCTGGCGACGTTCCAGAAGCCCTCGGTGCTATCGCCGACGTCGGCGAGGATGATGCGCTGGTACGGGGCCGGCGCAGTCAGGTCGTCTGTGATGTCCTTCAGGGCACGACGAACAAGCCTCACGGTGTCCTCAGTGCCCCCTCCCTGAGCCGTTTTGCCGGCCTGTAGATCCGCCAGGCAGACGACCGGCGTCGACCCGATTGGGCCGGACGGATCGGTCACCTTCGGCAGAAGCGGCTCGCGAAAGACGGGCTCCAAGTCCTCGTAGGAGAGGCGCTTAGCCTCCTCCATCTCGACGGCGCCGGGGCGGTACTCGATCTTCTCGTACGAGCCATCGGCTAGGCGGACGGTCTTGCCACGCTTCGTGATGGCACCTACGGGGAGGTCGAAGAACGCGTCGCGATCAAGATAGTCGTGGCCCTTGCGTTTCAGGGCGCGCCTATGCCGGCGCACGGTCGCCTCGGAGGTATTGAACTCCTCGGCCAGGTCGACGTTCGTCCTGCGCTCTCGCTCGGGGAGCTCGTCGTTGGCGATGATCGCCTCGTCCAGCGGACTCATGGGTCTCCTATCTCGGGGCTACTGGGAATGCTGGGGAAATTCTATCCCTGTCCCCAGCCTTTTCCACAAATCCATTAACCGTTTCGGGACCTACGTGTCGCACATCACCTGAGTAACTATTGTCAGGCATTGCCCCCGCCTCACTTCCAACCTACAGTTAAGGCATGAGCACTTCAACATTCGTCATCACCGGCCGCGCCTGCCGAGGCTGCAAGCACTGCGAGCAGGGGGCTCAGCTCGTAGGTCTCAAGCTGATCCACTGGACCCTTGCCCTGTTTACCAGCTTCATCTGGCTGTTGGTTCCGCTGTTCTACAAGCGGTGCCTATGCTGTGGCCACAGCCTGTACCTGAACCAGCACTGATCTACCTTTCCATCTACCCAGATAAGGGGAATCCAATGACATCCCTCTCAACCAATCACCTCGCCTTCCCCAGCAACTTCAACCCGCTCACCGAGCGCCGCGTGTCGGCCCAGTCCTGGGCCAACGCCCTTCGCCCCTACCTTCACTACGTGCACACCGTCGAGCAGGACGGTGTAGTGCAGATCATCGCAGAGAACGGCCACGACTTCGTTCTGACCTTTACCCAGTCCGAGGAGAAGCGCGGCCGCTGGCCGCTGTGGAACATGGACGTCTACTCCCGACGCACTCGCGTCGAGTACAGCTACAAGGTAGGTAACCTACAGGACGTGCTAGTCTCTCTCCTGCGAGAGATCTGAGCCATTACCACCGCCTAGTCAGCGGGCCAGAGCCTCGCCAGGCAACGGCGCCTCGCAGAAAACCCCACGGTTCAAGGTCGTGGGGTTTTCTGTTGCCCAGATCACGCTTGTAAAGTTGTGAGCTCTTTACCCGTCACCTCACAAGATGTAGGCTGGACCCATCACCCGGCGACGGCTACCGCCGTCCCAGATAGGAGCAGTCATGAGCATCATGGACCTGGAGAAGGTAGTGAGCATGGCCAGGAAGGCCGCCCAGGGCTCACACACGCCCTGTGGCCCAATCACGTGGGTCTGGGGCAAGGAGGACCTAAAGGCCCTCATCAAGGCCATCCACGCCTCACAGAAGGTCGTCATGGACCTGGAGACCACCGGCCTGGACGAGTACGCCGAGGCCGGCGGCGACACCAACGGCGGCTACCCCGCCCGCATCGTCCTGGCCTCCCTCACCCTCCCGAACGCCGAGCGCGCCGCGGCCGGTGCCTACAACTGGCGCACCTTCGACGGAGAGCAGCCGATGACCTACCTCGTGCCCCTCTCGCACCCGGCCAGCCCCCTGATTGGCGTGTGGCGAAAGGTCATGGCGATCATCGGCCGCGAGATCAACCGCAGCGGCAAGCCCTTCGTCAACGCGAACATCAAGTTCGACGCCCGGTGGATCTTTGCCCAGGCCGGCGTGGACCTGTCCGACCGGATCGAGTGGGACACGACCGTCTCCTCCCAGCTGGTCGACACCGAGTCCCGCACCCGCCTCAAGATCCGCGCCGCGCGCGACTTCGGGATCGAGGAGTGGGACGACTTCGACCTCGGCATGCCCGGCGCCGCTGAGCGGGTGGACCTCATCCAGCTGGGCGAGTACGCGGCACGTGACACCTACTACACCTGGAAGATCGAGGAGGAGCACCGCAACCAGATGTTCCTGACCGGCGATGAGGAGCCCTTCGACTCTGACGACATCCAGATGGCCCGGCTCGGCAAGGTCGCCACCTACGTAGCCATGCCTACTGTGAAGACTCTCACAAAGGTGGAGCAGCGCGGCTTCCTGCTCGACGTGGACTGGGTCCACGCCAAGATCGAGGAGATGGACGCCCTGCGCCTGAAGGCGTGCGAGGACATCCTCGGCCTGTACGGCACCGCCCCCGCCCCTGCCCCAGCGAAGGACGGCGTGACCACGGCCGCCACCTCGAAGTGGTTCCAGGGCTTCGTGGCCCAGGCCATTGAGGCCGGCGACCTGCGTGTGACGGCCCGCACCGACTCCGGCAACGCTCAGTGGAACAAGGCTGTCCTCATCGCCCAGCAGCGGCAGGGCAGTCCGGCCGCCGACGCGCTGCTGCGCCACCGCGACGCCACGAAGACGCTGGAGTTCCTGCGCTCGTGGCTGGAGCTGCGTGACCCTAACAACGTGATCCACGCCACCTACAACGTAGGCTTCGTAAAAACTGGCAGATTGAGTTGCTCGTCACCCAATCTTCAGCAGTGCAGTGCGTCACTAAAGCCGGCCTTCATCCCACGGCCCGGTCACGTCCTGCTCGACCTCGACTACAGCCAGGTCGAGCTGCGGGTGGCGGCGTTCGTCTCCCGCTCTCAGCCGATGATCGAGGCATTCCAGCGAGGTGACGATCTTCACAGGCTCCTCGCCGCGAAGATCGCCGGGAAGGCGCCCGAGGACGTGACCTCCCTGGAGCGCAAGAGGGCTAAGGCGGGCAACTTCGGCCTCCTCTACGGCATGAGCCCCGGCGGCTTCCAGTCCTACGCCGCCACTGCCTATGACGTTTCTCTCACTTTGGCCGAGGCTCAGGCCGTCCACAGCGCGTTCTTCGAGATGTGGGACGGCATGCGCCAGTGGCACGAGCGTGCCAAGCGCCGGGCCTACGAGCGCGGCTACGTGACCTCCCCCATAGGCCGCACGCAGTGGCTGAGCGACCTGTACTCGAAGAGCTCGTTCAAGTCGTCCCACGCTGAGCGCAACGCCTTGAACAGCCCCGTGCAGGGCTTCGGCTCGGACCTGATGCAGATGGCCGCCGCGTCGATCATGGGCACGCTGCCGGGCTACCCGCTGCCCCGTGTCGAGGGGGCGCACGTGGTCGCCACCGTCCACGACGAGATCTGCATCGAGGTGCCGGAGGACCGCTGGCAGGAGATCCTGATCGAGTGCAAGCGCCGCATGGAGGACGTCAACACCTTCCTACGCCCCCTGGACTGCCAGATGGACGTCCCGATCGTGGCCGGCCCCTCGGCGGGCACCCGCTGGGGCGTGCACGACCTGCACGATGAGGACGACCCGCTCCCGCAGGTATGATTGAGACTTACGTCTCAAAACCTCAAAACCGGGAATACGCTGGAAACACTGGGAAAAGTCCTGTATTCCCACATTCTCGGAGACGTGCATCACACTTTCACTCCACATCCCCTGAGACATACGTCTCAAAACCCCACAACCGGGAATACGTAGTGTTTCCAACGTATTCAAGCGTATTCCCAAATCCCTCAGAGATCTACATCACACTTTAGGAGACACCATGCGCAACGCGCTTCGCACCTACCCCGCCCGCAAGGCCACGATCCAGGGCCGCCCCGCCGTCCAGGTCCGGGACACGAAGAACGAGATCGAGTACTGGGTCGAGATCACCGAGGAGCCGGACTCCGGCGGCCGCTACCACGTCGTAAACCTTCTGTGCCGCCCAGATACGGGCGTTCGCTTCCCCGACAGTGTCCCCCACAGGACCCTCTGTGAAATCGCCGCAAACGTGCTTGAGAGGGCCGAGAAGCCCGCACGAGGGGGCAACGCCTACCGCGGCGCGCCCGTGGAGACCCTGCGCAAGCTGATCGAGGAGGGCAAGACCCGCACTGACATCGCCAAGGAGCTGGGCCGCAGCGTCTACACCGTGGACTCCTGGCTGCGTAGGGCCCGTCGCCTGGACCCGACCTTCCCCGGCACGATGACGAGGACCGGTACGCGCCGACCGGCTCGTAACAAGACCCCCTACGCGAGGGCTCCGAAGGACGCCTGAGCCTCTTCCCGAAGGGCCCCAGCCGCGATGGCTGGGGCCCTTTTGCGTGCCCTAGATCACGTCCCCGCCGCCTGCCCACATACTGAGACAGGTGTCCGCATAGTGAGAAAGTGGCCCCGGTCACGGGGGTTTAAGCACGGTCGGAAGGGTAACTAATACTTATGTCAAAAAGTGTATGACAAGTTACATGGTCATCCTTGACTCGGGCGTGTCGTAGCACTCGGCAGGTGAGAGTGCTAACTGACTGGGACCTTTCCCCGGAATCCGCGGCGTGTCGGACGCGTATTCCCAAACAGCCCTGTGAGGAATGTCCCACTTTTAAAGGCCTATTCCGTGAACAACCTCACCGTTTTGCGCTTGCAATAGCCACTGAAAAGGTGTATCGCGCCCGCGCGCGCGCGCCCACACACACTCGCGCCCCCGGGTCTCCTCCCCCTGACGGAGTCAGGGGGGCAAGGACGCTTCGTGTGTGGGTAGTGGAATATATGTGTATATATGAGCCAGGTCACATCCGTTGCCGAGTCCGTTTCCGCACCCGTTGCCGGTTCCGACCCGACCCCTCGCTCCGCTGCGCTCCGCTTCGGGGTCGGGTCATTGAACCCCGGTTCGAAGGCTGGCCGGGCTCCGCCCGTCGCCAGCGCCGGGGGACCTTCACCCGCCCGGTGTCCCCGTGAAGGGCGCTGCGGCGCTGGGGCGCCGGTCGCCCCACGGGTCCTCGGGCGTTTTCGGTCCCAGGCGGAGAGGCTTTCCTCGGGTCGCCGTGTTGAGGCTCGCTCCGCTGCGCTGCGCTCGGTCAACACGCCCGCCCCTCGGGCCTCTCGGCGACCGGAAGCCCCGGGCCGCGGCGTTCCGATCCGCCACGCGCTGCACCTCGGCCCCCGCTCGTGCACCTTCGTGCCGGGGAGAGGGCCGCAAATACCTCTCAGAGGCCGTGAGAGCTCTTCTGACGGACTTTTACCCCGTCCCCGCACTCCCGGGAGGGTCCGTCCCTGAAAGGCGCTCAGAAGGGCTTACACGGCTTCTTAGGGATGCCGGCGCCGCCGGGCACCTGCACCTTCGTTCCGGGGAGGGCCGCCCGCGCCGCGAATGTGATGACACTCACCCGGTAAATGCCGATTTCGACTTGCACCCGCCCCTCGGATTGTGGTTTGATAAACCCATCGCCGCCGAGGGAGCGAAACTCCCCGGACCGGCCGCCGCAATCCAGCGGCGGGCCCCCGGCCCGGCCAGAGGAACTAACCCGAGGCGATGAGATACCCGGTAAGCCGGGAGGCTTTGCGAGTACGCGACGGCCTGGATGGACGGGGCAGCCTCGGGGGATCAGCCGAGGGCTTCAAGACAAGTCGACCGCCGCTACAGGGCTCGTACGGCCCGGATAACTGGATCTGCTAATCGCCTTTAAGGCGGTGAATGGAATGGACCTCGGTGTTCCCCCTCACATACCTGGCTCGTAGTCGGGGAGGGGCCGCCGGCTGACGAGTCTCCTGAAACCGTCGGGCGTAGGGCTCGGGTTGAGAGCCCGGACGGCTCGCCGAAAAGCACGCACTGGGCTGTGCGAGGGGGACGGGAGCCGGACGGATACTCGAAGCGGGTCCCGTGGCACGATTGCCTGGTCCCGAGACGTGAGGAGAAGCTGCCCGCAAGGGTTCCTCGCTGAAACGCTTCCTTGAGAAGGTCCCGGCCGACCGGCCTCCTTCGGGAATGTCACACCACTGGCGGACCCGGATGGGGTACGAGACTTGGAAGTCCCTCAAGCGATGGGATCCGCCTCTGCGGGCTCTTCAGGTGTGTGGAAAGCCTGAGGTGACGTACACGGTGAACTGAGATAGTTGATTCGCCCGAGCGCCTAGTCAACGCTCCATGAGCCTTCGTAAAGAATGGACATCCACGCCGCGGGATGCGGCGACCGCCGGCCGAGAGATCGGCCCCAGAGCCCCTTGAGGCTCTAATACCCTTCGGGTAGTGTATGCGGGGCATACACCCGACAGAGGAGATGACATGCCCCGCCCCAGCAAGGACAAGCTTGTCCCGTACATAGATGACCGCCCAGACCTCGACCAACGGTTCTCGCCGTTGGATGCCCCCACATCGATCGACTTCGGCCGGAAGCCGGGAAGCCCTTCAGGCCCTCGCAAGTCGGTTACCTTCACGATGAGGGAGGCTACTTGGGAGAGAGTCATCCGTCGGGCAGAGCGCCAGGGCCTGCAGCCCCGGATCGTCCTAGCGCGCCTCATGGAGGCGTACGGGAATCGCGAGCTCGATCTGGCTCCACACCCTTCGGGGATCAAGGTGACCCCACATCGGACCACCTTCACCAATCCAGACAACCCCTCAAACCGGTGACCGGCTGACTACCGATCACCGGTTTAGGGCATCTTCACCTATCCAGCACTCCACCCATCCCCAGGACTCATGAGCACTACTGAACAGCACAACGCGGCCGTCGTAGAGGCCGCGCTCGACGCCTACCGCAGGGGGCTGACGCCCCTGCCTATCCCCCGCCACTCCAAGGGGCCGACAATGGCCGGCTGGAACAAGCTCCGCTGGCCAGACCCCGAGACCGACACCGGAGAGGGCGAGGACGCCGTAAGGCAGGCCTTCGAGGAGTACACGGCTGGCGGCTCGACTAACCTCGGCGTCCTCCTCGGCGAGGCGTCGGGCGATCTGATCGATGTCGACCTCGACCACCCGGCCGCGCAGCGGCTGAAATCGTATCTGCTGCCCCACACGGCAGCGATCCACGGCCGAGAGACGTCGCGCAAGTCGCACTACTGGTACCGCGCCAAGCCCGGCACGCTGCCGGCCACGCGGCGCCTGCGCATCCCAGACGCCTCGGGACGCGGCTCAGGCGTGTCGGTCGAGATCCGAGGTAACGGGGCCCAGACCCTCGTGCCCCCTTCGATCCACCCCGCCACGGCTGAGACCTACGAGTGGGAGGGCGAGCCGTGGGGAGGTGACGAGGGCCCCGCCATCGTTGACGGCACCGAGCTGTTGGCTCAGGTCACTCTCCTCGGACTGTGCGCCGTCCTGCTGGACGCGTGGCCCGGCCCCGGCCAGCGCCACGACGCCTATGTCGCCCTCGCCGGCGGTCTCCTTCGTTATGGGGACTCCCAGACCGTGCACCCGTTCTGGGAGCGCAACGCGGGCCTCGTCATCCGCACCCTCGCCCAGGCCACCCACGACGAGGACGGGGCCGAGCAGCGCGAGCGTGAGGCGATCTACACTACAAAACGCCGCCTTCGGGAGGGCGGGGAGGCCACCGGCTTCACCCGCCTGGCCGAGTACATCGGGGAGGAGAGCGTGAAGATCGTCGAGCGCATCGTCCGCGACGCCGAGGCCGTGGCTGGCTTCGTGCCGGACGTGGCTGGCGACGTACCCGGCTGGCAGCCTCCGTGGGCGCGTCAGTGGGACGGCCTGGAGATCGAGCTCGATGAGTCGGCCCCAGCGCCGGCCTTTGTTGACGGCGATGACTCCTCAGGACCTCGCTCCCTCGGTGAGCTGGGGCCGGCCCTCGGGCAGCCTAGAGAAGGCGACAACTATCCGGAAAGTCCGGATAGTCCCGACCCAGACGATGACGATGCCGACGTTCCGGAGGATCTGGATCCACTGGACGCCCGCCCCTCGTCCTGGAGCCCGGTCGACCTCGAGCCCTACCTGACCGGTAAGCTCAAGGTCCCGGACCCCGAGGTCTGCCGACGCAACGACGGCGCCTGCCTCATGTACCGCGGCCGTGTGAACATGCTGTTCGGATCGTCGGAGTCGGCCAAGTCGTGGATCGCCATGGCTATCTGCCTCCAGGAGATCGAGGCCGGCGGGCGCGCCCTCTACCTCGACTTCGAGGACGAGCCTGTCCAGACCTTGAACCGCCTGCGGCTGCTTGGCGCGGTGGACGACGACCTGAGGGCACAGTTCTCCTACATACGACCAGAGGGGCCTCTGGCCGACATGCAGCGCAACAAGTGGGGCAAGGACCAGCCGACCAAGTCCGGCGAGTTCGCTCAGGACCAGTTCGACATGGCGCTCCAGTCCCTCGATCCGGACATCATCGTGGCCGACGGTATGACCGCGCTCTACGGGCTGCACGGCCTGGATGCGAACGACGCGGTGTCTACCGACGTCATCACGTCATGGTTGAAGCGCCTTACGCGCAACGGGCGCTCCACCGTCATCATCATCGACCACCAGGCCAAGAGCGCCGAGAAGGGCTCCATGCCCATCGGCTCCCAGCACAAGGTGGCTATGGTGCAGGGCACCCTGCTCCAGGTGTGGCCTATCAAGCAGCCTATGCCCGGCGACGTCGGGGAGATGGAGCTGGTCGTGCTCAAGGACCGCCCAGGCCAGGTCCGTGCCCACTCCCAGAAGACCGGCGGGCGCGGAAAGGCTCAGGTGGCGGGGGTGGTCACGCTCGACAGCCGGACTGAGGGGCGCTCGTCCCTCGTCATCACGCCGCCTCGCCGCACGCCCTCGGGAGGCGGCGGCGTCCTGAACTCCGACGGCGAGGACGTGAACGACGTCGAGCGCCGAGTGGAGCTGGACTTCACTGACATGTCCAAGGTGATGGAGAAGATTGCCCAGCGCCAGGATGACGAGGACACCGTCATCGGAGCGTTCCGCGGGGAGATAGGTGTCGAGCTGAACTCGCGAGATCTGTACGATCTCGTGGATGCGGACCTCCCGAGGAGTAGAACCAAGGCCGCGCTGGACCGCCTGATCTCTCGCGGGTGGGTCATGGCCGTAAGAGGCCGCGGAGGGAACCAGTACACGCTGGTCGCCGTCGGCGAAGAGGGCCCGGAGGAGAGGGGCTTGAACGATACTGTCGACAAGGAGAGCGAGGACTCAGGTGAGTGACTTTTACGATCTGCCCCTGCTAACGCCTGAGGAAGCGTTTGAGAGGGCTCGGGAGATGGGGCAGAATCAGCCGCTCTTCGACCACAGTTACCGTGTGCGGGGGCTAGGGGACTGGAAGGCGATCGAGACCCTGCTCCGGCAGTACGACGTGAACGACGCCGTTATCGCGTCATTCGGTCTGAGGCGCTTCGAGGAGATTTGCAATGCGTTCGCCATGATGTCTGAGCGAGGCTGGAGTCTTTGGCAGACGTCGGCGGGGGTCTACGTCAATGGGGAGCTTAGAATTGCCCCGGCCATCCGGGCACACTATCGGGGTGACTAGTCCTCAAGTTGGCTCAGTCTAAATGGAAACTACCCCAGTGACGCAAGTCACTGGGGTAGATCTTTACCGGGGATTGCATTATGGCATATGCGCTGCGTAGGCTGAGGCCATCAAAAGAACTACCGCTGCGGCGGGAAGGAGAACTGAGATGGCCGGAAATAGTGCGAGAAGGGCGCAGCGCAAGCGCCGAGAGCAGTGGATTGCGTACCGCAATGAGATGTACGTGACCGACGAGAAGGCTCTCGCCCGCGCCTACCGGGAGTACAGCCTGACAGGGGTCCTGGAAGACCCGTGGACCGGGGACCGGTACTGCCCTAGCTGCGAGAAGCCAGAGCAGTACTGCGACTGCGGAGTCGCTTAACCCCCGCCCTCAGCCTCTAGGAGACACCATGAGCCCAGCGCGTTCGACCTACACGCTTACCTCAACTGACGCCGTATATGCCAACCGCGCCCTGCACCGCCTGTACTGGGCGGCTGGAGCAACCGTCTTCGCCATGATCCTGCGCCCCCTGATCAAGGACGACACCGCCCTCGACATCACATGGGGCCTCTGGATGCTATTGGAGATTCCGCAGGCCCTAGTCTACTGGGCCAAGGCCCTTAGGGCCGGGCGCCGGGATGGTCGGGAGCTGACCTTCTCGATTCGTGAGGGCGCCTTCGTCTCGGTCCCCGAGGAGGAGTACCTGTGAAGACGCTACTGAAAGTTATCGCATTCATCATCAAGACCTATAGAAGGAGGGTGAAGTGATCCGTCATGTCGTAAGCGCGGAGGAGATCATGCGCCGCGTGAAGGCGTCCCCTACCGGCGACATCAAGGACGCCGACATCCTGGCCGTCAAGGGCAAGAAACCTATCTCCTATGTCCCCCGCCGACGCGTCGGTCATGCTCGGACCAAGGCCGAGCTCGTTGGGGAGTACGTCCGCTACCTGACTGACATCCACGACCGACGAAAGGACCTGCTACGGATCCCCGAGGAGAAACGACAGGCCTACATCCTTGCCGAGGCCGAGAAGGCCGCGGCACTGTACCTGGGAGAGAACTCATGAGCACTTACCCCTACGATATCGACAACGACAGCGCCGACTACTCGAGGGTGCAGGCCCTGGGTCAGTACATCGCGCTCAAGCGCGGCCGTGACATCATCGCCGATGCGATCATCTACTACGGTGACTGCTGGTGGAAGGTCCTCGGGAACGGGAACACGCTGGGGAGGGTGCAGAAGGAGCATGGCTAAGTTTGAGTTCGGAGGGCCGCCCCGCTTCGCTCACCAGAAGCGGGGCTTGGCCAAGCTCATTGCCTGCAACGGCGTTGGAGCCCTCCTCATGGAGCCCGGCACCGGGAAAACCGCGGTCACGCTAGACTACTGCTCCCTGCTGGCGCTGGCCTCGCGGCGCGGCGAGGCCCGCGCCCTCGTGATCGGTCCGCTCGCCGCCGTCGACCAGTGGGCGCTCCAGGCCCCGAAGTGGGTGAGCCCTCAGGTCAACGTCTGGGCCGAGGCCTTAGGCGGCTCGGTCATGCAGCGAGTAGAGGCCCTGCGTTCGCGGGGCGGGGTGAAGGTAACGCGCGTTACCGGCGGCAAGGGCCGCGGAGCCGGGGATGCCGTCCGCGCGCTCCATGCCAACCGGTCCTGGGCGCTCACCGCCCGCCGGGAAGGTATCGAGCTGGATCGGAAGACGGCGGCCAAGGCCGGCCCTGATGTGCTCGGGGACTCCAAGCCTCGCCTCGTGATCGAGGCGATCAACCTGGACACGCTCTCCCAGCGTCGCCAGGTCGGGTCCAAGACGATGGCCGACGTCGTGCTGAGCGCCGTCACCGACTTCGATCCGGACCTCGTCGTGATCGACGAGATGCACAAGATCAAGTCCGTCTCCTCCAACGCGTCCCGCCTGGCGGGGAGGATCGGATTGCGCGTCGAGCGCCGGATCGGCTTGACCGGGACCGTTATCCCACACAGCCCGCTCGACGTCTACGGCCAGTGGAGGTTCCTCGACCCGAAGGCGTTTGGGAGGGTTCAGCCGAACGGCGAGCGCCGCGTGGCGACGTTCAAGCACTTCAAGGAGGACTACGCCGAGATGGGCGGGTACATGGGGCACGAGGTCGTCGGCTTCAAGAACCTGGACCGCCTGGAGGAGATCATGGGCGAACGCTCATCGGTCGCCATTAAGGAGGAGTGCCTGGACCTTCCCGACGCCGTCGATACGGTCCTCCCCGTCGCCCTGAGTTCGAAGGAGCTCAAGGCGTACGAGGACATGCGAACTAAACTCCAGGTCGAGTTCCGCGAGGAGGACGACGTCCGCGAGGCAGGCGACGGTGGGGACGCTGCTACTGCGGCCAGCCGGCTGGTCCGCATGACGCGCCTTCGCCAGATCACGGCCGGCCACCTGCCCGACGATGAGGGGCAGGTCCGAGAGATCGGGCGGTCCAAGGCGGAGACTATCTCCTCCCTGATCCACGACACCTTGGAGGACGAGCAGCGCATCGTCGTCTTCGGGTCCTTCACCCACGAGCTCAAAACCTTGGAGGAGGAGATCGCCGACAAGCGGACCACTGTCCTGAGGATTGACGGATCCACCAAGCCGGAGGACCGCCTCGCCATGCGGCAGCGCTTCGGGTCTGACGACCCCGCCCGTCTCGTCATCGTCGCCCAGATCAAGACGCTGTCGGTCGCCGTGAACGAGCTGGTCACTGCCAGGAACGCGATCTTCGCCTCCCTGCCGTGGCAACGCGACGACATCGTCCAGGCCCGCGACCGCCTCAACCGGCTCGGCCAGAAGAGCGCAACCACGTTTTGGTACGCGCTTGCACCGAACACTGTGGACGATCTAGTCTTCCAGGCCTACCAGGACCGCACGGACCTGGAGAAGGCCCTTATGAGTCACATCTACAACGATAGGTAAGCCCAATGAGTCCCACCCAGTGTCCCGAGGAGGACGTCATCACGGCCGAGAAGGCCACTTACTCCTCACTAACCCTCCACCGGCGATGCCCCCAGGCGTGGAAGTACCGCTACATCGACGGCCTGCGCCGGGCCCGGTCCGAGGTCACGCCGGCCCTTGACTTCGGGAGCTGGTTCCACGCCGTTCGGGCCGCAGACCGGCTCGCCCAGGGTCGCGCCGAGGGCACCCTGAAGGTCGACCTGAAGGAGATCCAGACCACGGACACTGGGCCCTCCTTCTTGGGGACCGCCTCACCTGATGAGATCATCGCCGCCTCCCAGGACTACTGGGACCGGCTCGGCGAGACGGCTCGCGAGACCTGGATGGAGTGGCTGGGTCAGCCCCTCCCCCAGCGTCTCGCCCACGTGTACGCCGAGTGGCGGGAGCGCTGGGCTGAGGACTCTGAGAACGAGGCCGTCATCGCCGTCGAGCAGCGCTGGGAGCGGGAGATTCCAGGCACCGGCGTCACGCTCTGGGGTTATGCGGACGAGGTCTATCAGGATCGCAAGCGCGGAATCGTCGTGGTGCGGGACTGCAAGACGTCCGGTACGCTCGGGCAGGTTACGAGCCTGGACGAGATGATGGACAGCCAGGTCCAGCTCTACGCGTGGGGCATCGGACCCCTGTGCGACGAGTGGGGAGTGCCGCGCCCTCGCGCCGTTGCCTTCGATCGTGTGCGGTCCAAGGCGCCGAAGACTCCCAAGATTACGAAGGCGGGCAAGCTTAGCGCGTCGGTCAAGGACTACGATCTGAGGACGTACCTCGAGTGGTGCGCCGACGGCGTCCCCTTCGAGGGAATGAAGAAAGATGGTAGCGCCGCCGGCACCTACACGGCCGAGGAGGCCGAGATCGAGCGTCTGGCCTCGCAGCAGGTCACCTCGCAGTGGTTCGCCCGCCATCTCACCCCGGTCAGCCCGTATCTGGTTCGCTCGCACCTCCAGGCCGCGGCCGACACGTGCTCGGACATCTCCCGAACCAGAGTTCGGGCCGACCGGAAGGGAGAGGCCCCCCGCAACTTCGGGAAGGCTGCGTGCCAGTTCTGCGAGTTCGCCGATCTGTGCCGTGCTCAGATGGTCGGCGGGCCGGGCGGGGAGTACGTGCCGGAGGAGTACGGACTGCGTTACCGTGACCCGTCTCACAGCGGTAGGTAGCCTTCCGGGCTTGCGATGTCCACCCGCATACACCTACAGTTAAGTCATCCATCAAACAGCGGAAGGAAATTCAATGGCCAGTTTCGCCGGCGTCAACATTGTTGACGTGAACGAGGAGGCAGCCGACTACGGTCGGTGGCTGATCCTCGGGGCACAAGGGGCCGGCAAGCGGCTCCCTCTAGGGACCGGAGTCCTCACCCCGGGAGGATGGGTCAACATCGAGAACCTGGAGATCGGCTCTGAGGTGATCGGCGTGGACGGGAAGCCCTACCCGGTATACGGAAAGTCAGCGGAGGTCGAGCGCGAGACCTACAAGGTTGTGCTCAACGACGGGGCAAGCGTCCTCGCGGATGGCGACCACCTGTGGGAGGTGGAAGCTAAGCGCACAGGTCGCAAGGTAGTGAATACCGAAGAGCTTCACAGAAAGATCCTCTCGGGAGGCCCGGGATACGTGATCCCGCGCATGTCGGCAGCGCAGCACCCGGAAGCCGACCTTCCAGTGGACCCCTACCTGCTGGGCGCTTTGCTGGCAGACGGGTATCTGCACGGCCGCGCCATCTCCTGGACTAAGGGGGAGGAAGCGGTGGTGGAGGGCCTTCTGCCCCGTATCAAGGACCTTGACTACGTCCGAGAGTTCCCTAAGAACAACACTCCAAGGATCAGGTTCAGAGGAGTAGCCCTCCAGTCCGCCCTAGAGGGTCTCAGCCTTCGGGTCCCGTCAGGTCAGAAGTTCATCCCAGAGATCTACCTACGTGCGTCCATTCGGCAGCGAACAGACCTGCTGGCAGGTCTGTTTGACGGGGACGGACGTCTCTCCGGCAAGGGGCAGCGTCTTTACCACTCGACCTCTGAGAGGCTGGTGAAGGACGTTCAGCGTCTCTGCTGGTCTCTCGGAATCGGGGCCAACATTCACAAGCACAAGACTGACGGGACGTGGGCTTTGGGCCTCACTACCCCGCACAACCCATTCCGGTTCTGCCGGTGGGCGGAGAATGTGAGGACGGCCAAGTACAACGAGAAGCGTCGAGTGGTATCCGTCGAGCCCGTAGGCTTGACTACGGGGCTGTGCATCGCAGTAGACTCCCCACGAAATCTCTACGTAACGGAGGACTACATCGTTACCCACAACTCGAGCCTCGCCTCGACGGTCGCCACGATGGGCAAGACCCTGTTCATCGACCTCCCCGGGGAGAAGGGGACCCAGTCCTTCAAGAACGCCCCGTACGCCAAGAACATCGACGTGGTGCGCCCGGAGAGCGTCACCGCCCTGGACGACATCTTCTGGAGCCTGGACAAGGGCGGCCACGGCTACAAGGCCGTCATCCTCGACAGCCTCACCGCCCTTCAGAAGATGACGATGCGCTACCTCACCGGATTCTCGGAGACCGCGGTGCGCGAGATCAAGCAGGGCACTGCCCCCGCCGACCAGCGCACATGGGGCCAGGCTCTAGACATCATGACCGACACCGCGGTCTTCTGGTACGGCCTGGCCGACGGCAACCGGTCCGAGCCGATGCACGTCGTCATGACTGCCCAGGTCAAGATGGTCGAGGACGAGATCAACGGGGGTGTGCGCCGCTCTCCGGACGTTCAGCGAGGCGCTCAGTCGATCATCCGCGCCACTCCGAACTACATCATCTACGCCGACGTCGAGGAGGATCTCGATAATACCGGCCGAGACGACGGCCCCTCGCTGAAGCACATCGTGCGCTTCGGCACTGACCCGGAGTACGGGACCAAGGCCCGTATCCCCTACAACCTTCGCGGGAAGGTCCCGTCCGTCCTCGGGCGCGACCACCCCGTGACGCTGGAGAAGCTCTCCCGCTTCCTCGGCGTGGGCGGAGTCCCGGAGCGCAAGCCCGCCGCCAAGTCGGCCAAGGCCGACGACTGACCCAGTAACCCAACCATCTAGGAGAACACCATGGCTCTGACCTTCGACTTCACCAACTACAAGGACACCTCCTCCGCTAACGTACCTGCAGGCACCTACCACGCCGAGGTCGCGGATTTTGAGGAGACGACCTCCAAGGCCTCGGGAAACCCGATGTTCGTCATCTACCTGGAGATCACTGAGGGCCCGCACTCGGGTCAGCAGATCATCGACCGGCTTCCGCAGACGGAGAAGGCGATGTTCCGTAGCGCCGCCTTCCTCCAGGCCCTCGGAATCAAGATCGCCAAGAGGAAGATAGCTCTCAACCCGAAGTCGCTGATCGGTCGACCGATCGACATTGTCGTGGAGGACGGCGAGCCCTACAACGGCAAGGTCAAGAGCGAGGTGCGTGAGTACCTTCGGGCCACTAAGCCGGTCAAGGCCGAGCCCGAGGACGACCCGCTGGCCGACGAGGTCGAGGAGTCCTACGCTCCTGCCGAGCCGGAGAAGCCTGAGCTCGACGCCACGGTCAAGGACGCCGTCGAGCTCGACGTGGACGCCCTGGACATCGACGACCTGGACCTCTGAGGCTCGCTGAACGGCGGCCCCCGCTCCGGCGGGGGCCGCCCCCTAGGAGAAAGTAGTGACATGGCTAGCAAGGAGAGTGGCGTCGTGGACGCCATCCGACGCCGCATCGCTCAGGTCTGGCCGGAGGCGGTCACCTGGAAGATGCACGGCTCGGTCTACATGGAGGCAGGCATCCCGGACGTGCTGTGCTGCGTCGAGGGTCGTCTGATCTTCCTGGAGGTCAAGCACCAGAAGCCTGGAGAGTCTCGCAGGCATGCGCTGGCCCGGACGTCGGTCGAGCAGGTCCGACAGATTCGCCGGGTGCGCGCCGCAGGCGGCGCCGCCTGCACTGTCCTGGACGCTGACGAGGCCGAGTGGGCGGTGCGGGAGGCGCTGGCCGGTTCGACCCTGTCGAGCATGTACCCGGTTGTCGGGGCCGGAGGTGATCTCAGTGGCGAGGGCTAGGCTGACCGCTACCGAGTTCGACTTCGTCCGGCAGCTGGAGTGGGAGAAGATGACTCCCGCCCAGCTGAAGGCGGCTCGAGAGACCTGGAGGACCGGCTCCGTCTTCCAGGACGAGGCGAATCCTCGGGTGTGGTGGGTGAGGTCCTACTCGGCCCGGAATTCCGGAGAGGTCAGGGGCCTCGACGGCAAGAGGTTCCACCACGTGGTGCTGAAGTCGGATCACGGGTACCCTAGGTTCACGTGTACCTGCAAGCACGGCCAGAACTCGCGCTGGGCGTCGTGCTGGCACGCCAAGACCGTGGCCCGCATCTACCGGATCATGGTTGACCAGAGAAAAGCCCAAGAGAGGAAGGACTTGCTTCATGAGTACCGCGGCAAGCGAAGTGATTGACGACATCCCGGAGCAGCCTAACAGCGGAGTGGCCGATGCCGGTGATGCACTCATGATCGCCGGCGACACCATCCTCTCCATCACGGCGGCCTGCGCAGGCATCCGTACGCGCATGCTCAGCGAGCAGGGCTGGAGCCCCGAGTTCGCCGAGTCCTTCGCCCAGGCCCTGGCCCGCGCCCTCGTGAACCAGTCCCTCGCACCTTCCCAGGACTGGCGATCAGTGACGGAGGGGCTGTGACTACGGCGAAGCCGCCGGCGCCGCGTAAGCCCGCGCCACTGGACTACACTCGACCGATCTGGAAGCGCCAGGAAGGTGAGACCGAGGCCGCCTACGCCTCGTTCAAGGCCTATCGCGACATGGAGCGGCGCCGGGTCCGGGACGCGCCCAACGGGAACTCCTACTCGGCCAGGTGGTCCTGGAGGGAACGCGTCGAGGCGTGGGACAAGCACATGGCCGAGAACGAGGCGAACGAGCTCGTGCGCTACCGCATCGCCATGGGGGACCGCCACAGGGCCCTCGGCCGCAAGGCCCTGGAGAAGGCCGAGATGTGGCTCGACTCGCTGACCGAGGACCGGATCGCCCACATGAGCGCCAATGGCGTCGTCCAGATGATGGACGTCGCTGCGCGCATCGAGCGGGAGGCCGCCGGCGCCGGGGCGGACGCGGCCAAGATCCAGGTCGAGGTCTCCTCGAACCTGGCCGAGATGACGGCGTCGGCCACGACGTCGAGGATTGAGCAGCTGGTTGCCGAAGTCGAGAGAAGAAAGCGTGAGCAGGGTCTCATCGATGTAGGCCCGGCTGGGGTTGAGGTAATCGATCCCGGGCAGTAGCGTTGACCTCGGGACATTGGGGCAGAATACCGCCACCCTCGGCATGGGGTGGCGGTATTCTGTATCTATATGTAAGACTACCCCAGCGATAGGAGATGCTTATGCCGCGGGCGAAGAAACCCTTGGAGCCGTGGGAGATGACCCCGGCCCAGCTGGAGGAGGAGCTGGAGGCCCTCATTAAGCGCCAGGCGTGGCTGGAGCAGCAGCCGAAGTGCGACCGCCCCTCGTGCGACGGCAGGCCTCACGCCGGGGCTCCGTACCCGCACGACCCGGCCTACCGCCAGGCGGCCAGCCCTCTGGAGAGCGCGCAGCAGCTCGATGAGGCCTACGCCGGCCGACCGCACATCCAGTACCTCTCCGACCGGCTGACTGAGGCCGTGCGCGCCGTCGAGGCCGGAGAGAACCGCTACATGACGATCTCCATGCCGCCGCGCATGGGTAAGTCCACGCTGACCTCGATCAACCTCCCGATCTGGTTGCTGCGCCAGCACCCGGACTGGAAGATCGGCCTCATCTCTCACTCGCCGCAGCTCGCCACGGCGTGGGGTCGCCAGGTCCGACGCTTCGTCGAGGAGGACGGCGAGAAGTGGGGAATCAAGATCGCCAGTGACGCGGGCGCCGTGAGCGAGTGGCAGACGACGCGGGGCGGGGGCATCGTCTCACGCTCGGCGCCCGGTCAGTCGATCACCGGTCTCGGCTTCAAGGTGATGCTCATGGACGACGTCGTGAAGGACTTCGCCGACGCTCACAGTGAGTCGAAGCGTGAGGCCATCTGGGACTGGTGGCAGGCCAACGCCGTCACGCGTCTGGAGCCGCCCTTCCTCTGCATCGCCATCGCCACCCGCTGGCACGAGGACGACTTCATCGGCCGCCTGCTGAACCCGGCCAAGAACCCCGACGCCGACAAATGGGAGAACGTCATCTTCCCCGCCATCGCCGAGGAGGACGACCCGCTCGGGCGCGAGCCCGGCGACCCGCTCTACAGCCCCCTCGTGGAGGAGACCCGCGAGGAGGCCCTGGAGCGCTGGGACTCTCTGAAGCGCTCCGTTGGCTCGTACATGTGGGAGGCGTTGTACCAGCAGAATCCTGTCCCGGCCGACGGCTCGATCTTCAACCTCGGGTGGCTGAGGTTCTGGACGACGGACCCGTCCAAGGTCAAGGAGGGCGATGACTCGGTCATCCTCCTGCCTCAGGAGCGCCTGGAGCGCGGGCAGTGGCTCGACTCGTGGGACCTCACCTTCAAGGGCGCCTCGACGTCGGACTATGCCGTCGGCCAGCGCTGGTGCCGGCAGGGCCCTGACCGGTTCCTGATCGCGCAGCAGCGTGGGCAGTGGTCCTTCACTCAGACCTTGGAGAAGATGCTGCGATGGTGCGGCGCTGGCGGCCTGGACGACAAGGTGTCCCCCGGCGGGTCGTTCGTCCATCAGCGCCTCGTGGAGGACGCGGCTAACGGTACGGCCGCGATCGACGTCCTTCGCAAAAAGGTCGCTGGCATCAAGCCGATCAAGCCCCGCTCGTCCAAGGAGGTCCGGGCCCGCGCCGTGACGCCGGAGATCGAGTCCGGCAACGTTTATTTGCCTCACCCCTCCGACCCCGGCAACGGGTGGGTGAACGAGCTCATCTCCGAGATGAGGGCGTTCCCTTCAGGTCGCCACGACGACCAGGTGGACGCGCTGAGCATGGGCCTGCTCGGTCTGCGAGACGCCGGACAGGCGTCACTGTTCGTTCCTAGGGGGACGATCCGCCGCGCTGTGAGCGGTCTCCCACTGTATGGCGCGATTCCTAGGTTCTGACGGCTTGCATCTCCTACGGGGTGGACGTATGATTTCATACGTCCACCTCAACTACGTAAGGAGACGCCATGAAGCCACTGTTAAAGGGCAGCCCCCCAGACGCCCTGTTCCGATCCTCTCAGCGGAGGGTTGCGGAGCTGTCCAAAGCCCTCCAGGACGCCTACATCTGGTCTTACACCTCCGGCAAGCTGGACGAACTGGATTCGATCATGCGGGAAGCCTGCGTTCCGATCCCGCAGGAAATCGTTACCCGGAACCGGATGATCCAGGTCTGGGAGGAGGGCTGCGAGCGGTTCCCGGCGGAGTTCCGCGCACGGGCGGACGGCCCTGCCTCGGAGATCTCGTGGATGCTCCACTACGCCTCCCTCATGCGTGATGCGCGCGTCGCGGGCGACAGCATTGCCCGATCCTGGCTGTGGTACCTAGCCATCTCCGCGTCCAGGCTCCTTCCCGAGGGCTCCGACGCCCTCGCCCTCGCCCTGGAGGAGTACTCCCACGCCGCCGCGAAGCACCCCGGCATGACGCTGGAGTGCGCCGGGCACACCGACGCCACCCGACTGTTCGCTCTCGTCGAGGAGATCGGCGAGGTCGCTGCGTGTCTGACCTATGACAACAACGCCGAGACCGGCCACAACTCGGACCTGGAGTCCGAGGTGATCCAGGTCATCGCCCTGGCCCTGGCCTGGGCCACCCGCTACCTCGAGGATGGTGAGTGATCTTGGTCAGCCGCAAGGTACGCGTGGGATATCTTACGGATCAGCAGGATCTCGCCGGAGCTTACATCGATGGCCGGCGAATCGGGTCCGTGGAGAAGATCGTGATGGATGAGCCGGACCCCGACCGACTGGGGCCGTATATCCGAAAGGCCTTACGGGACTCATTCTCGCCCAAGCTGCGGGATGAGGACTCCGAGAGCAGTGAGATGGAAAGATGCTGAATATCTCACCCAAGGTAAGTGGATTCTTCATCGCCTCCCATCTTAAGGTGAGTTACTCGGTAGCCGTAGAACTGGCAGATATTGCATTCGCGTTTGGCCTGAAGATTAGCCGAGAGGTATATACCTCTCCAGGTTCGGCTGGCCGAAAGTCTTTGAATATCCGCTATGGCGGCTTACGGATACGGATAGAGAGGCATTACAACTACATCGACATATGGATTTCCGAGAATGGCTCTATTTCCAAATTGCTCCGCGACGTCGTAGACATGCGGGATCCTCTACGAGAAATACGTTCCGTAGTCAACGACTACCAGCGACCCCGGAGATCGCCGTGGGCAGTAGTGCCTACCAATCAGTACAAATTCACCCAGTTCCTATAGGAGACACCTATGACATCAATCAATGACGTTGCCGATCTTCCCAAGCGCCTGGAGGCGTGGGCCGGTGGGCAGGGCTACCGCAAGGCCTTCGGGATCGACGCTGAGCGCGCGATGGCTGACGACCTTCGCAAGCTTCTCTCCCTGACCGTCCAGCAGGCAAAGGCCCTGGAGGACACGCGGGAGAAGGTTCACTTCCTGGAAAAGCGCCTCCCGACCTCGCAGACCGACGCCTTCGAGTCTGAGCCCGCTCTCGACGACCCCTTGGAGGAGGCCGCTCGCCTCGACCGCAAGGCGCGTCGGGATGCGAAGTTGGCCCGCGCGGTCCTCCAGCAGGAGGTCCTGGCCGCCTACTCACGCGGCATCTCCAAGTCGGCTCTCAGCCAGGTCTCCGGCATGACTCGCCAGACCGTGGACCGCGTCCTCGGTGAGTGGAAGCGCAAGCCCCCGAAGATCGCCGGATTGGAGGATGAGGCGCCTCTCACACTGATCTGACCGCTGCGGGCTTGCTCTGGGACGTATGCCGGCATACGCTTAGGGCAAGCCCGCACCCCAACTGCTAGCGAGGAACCATGAGCACAGAAACCTCAACCACCAAGACCCCCCGGACCCGCGTCTTCCAGCACCCTCAGGTGCGCATCGAGCCCCTGGACGCGACCACTCTGCACGAGGCGCGGGAGTGCCGCGTCTACGAGGGAGACCGTGCAACCGCCAAGCTGAAGCGCTGCGGCAAGCGCTGCTGGGGCGTCTACCCCGCCGACCTGGCCGTCCCTTCCGAGTTCGGCGCTTCCGCGCTGGAGGCTGTGACGGCGTGGATGAGCTCCCGAGACTGAATGCTTCGCACCCCGATCCGCGCCTACTGGAAGGAGCACCAATGGCCATGAACATAGTCCCGGATTTTGTTCGGGATGTATCCACCCCGGGAGATAAGCCATTCGACGTACTTCGCTGCTGGCACCGCAGCCTCATCCACATCGCCACGGCGATGCACGACCGCGAGGTCACTTACGGAGTACTGGGCCTGGGGCCCGGGGACGGCGCCCACTTACGATGGATGGCCCGAGACGCGGCCAAACTCCTCATTCGCCTAGGAGTGGATGATCCTGCCGCAGCGTTCCAGGCAGAGTACATGCGAGCTGCCCAGAAGCACCCGGGCATGACTCTGGAGTGCGACGGTCACACGGACGAGACCCGGTTCTACGCGCTCGCTGAGGAGGTGGGGGAGGTCGCCGCCTCCCTCACCTACGACAACGCCAACAGCACTGGCCACGGGGCCGACACCATCGCCGAAGTCACCCGGGTGGGGGCACTAGCTCTCGCCTGGCTTATCCGCTACCCGGACGGAGAAAACCGATGAACGACACTGACGCGATTGCCGCCAATCTCAAGGAGTATCTGGAAGCAGACTACTTCGCCGGGGCGATCAAAGATGTCTGCGCACTCATCAACCACATCGTCTTCCTTGAAAAGAAAGTGGCCGACCTGAAAGCCGCAATCGCGAGGATGGAAGAAAAAGATGAAGGGAGAAGCGATGAGCGTCCTAGCCAGGATTGTTGACAAGCTGAGGAAACGCGAATACGGGGGTGACTGAATGACTTCCTCACTGCTGGCCACGGCCGCCGCCCTGGCCATCAGCCTCCCGATCTTCGCGCTCGGGGAGCGCCTCAGGGCGCGGCAGGGGCGCCGCCCCAGAAACCAGCTCATCCCACCCAACCGAAAGGGCACACCATGAGCAGATACGATTCATTCACCAGAGTGGTGCACAACCAGGAAGGCCTGGAGACCGCCTACCACACCGCCTCCCCCGCCAAGGTGGAGCGGGTCCTCCTGGAGGACGGAGCCTTCTTTTTCAGCGCAGATGAGTTCGGGCCGAACCCGGATCCTACAGTCGAGCTCTATCTTGGGGATGGGGCCTGGCTGGAGGTCAGCGACGGCCTGGCTCCCAGCGTCCAGCTCACCCTTCCGGAGGAGTACGTCGAGGCCCTGGACCGGGAACCGCTCGGTTCTGACCAGCCCCGCCGCCTCTACTGGTCGTCGCCCACCCCTCCACACGGGCTGGACGACCCGACCCAGAACCCCTACGGCTACGGTGACGTGACCCTGTACGTGCCAGAGAGTCTGGAGCCCGCCTACCGTGACAGGGGGTTCTCCGAGTACGGGGTTCCGAGCCGACGCTACCTGGAGATCTGGGACTACGAGCCGCCGACGTCGACAGTCCCCGCTTCCCGGGAGACCCTCGCCGGGGAGGCCGTAGAGTCCCCGGGCCACTACACCTGGCTCGGTCAGGCTCTCGCTGATCTCGGCCTGAGCGACGCGGCCAACGTTGAGTCGTGGGACGTGCTCGATGCGGCCTTCCCGTCCGACCCCCTCCTGTGGAACTGTGGCAAATACCTGCTGCGGCAAGGCCGCAAGGGCGGAAAGGGGAAGCGCCTGGAGGACCTGCGTAAGGCCCGCCAGTACCTAGACCGGCAGATCGCCCATCTGGCTCGGGGAGGTGAGTGACCGCGATCACTGGAATGTGGGGATAGGGAGGCTAGCGCCGCCCCTACGTGCGGCGCTAGCCTTATCTTGTACCCAGACAGTCAATCCACTCACAAAGGAAAGTGACATGAGCAACACTGAGACCTACCCCGAGAAGGTGGACCGCATCGCCGCCGAGCTGCTGGATGTCCTACGCGACTCGCTCGGCCCCGGCCGACGTCTGCCCGAGGCCCGCGCGGATTACGCCCGCTACGGCGACCACTCCGTCACCGTGCGCGACGGCGAGAACGGGCGGGTCGAGGTGACCGCGCACCTGACTGACTCCGGCTCTGTGCGGGAGTACTCGGCCCGCCTCACTCGCGGCGACCGGGGCCGCGGGCCGCGGACCGCCGTCGGCCCGCTCCGCATGGACTGCTCGGAGGATCTCGAGGAGCACCCCACCCTTACCTACGTCCTCCCCCTCATCATCCGCCTCGGCCTGGCCGAGGCGCGGGTGAGGGATGCGATGCAGGCATTGAGTAGGGCCGGATTCTTGGCCGAGCACAGCGGCTCGCGGATCGTCCTGAGGGAGGCCCGGCCGTGGGGGTCCTACGCCACCGCCACCGTCGAGCTCGACCCGGACAACGGCTCGCTGCACGCTCACGGCCGGGACGCGGCCCCGGTGCGGGAGGTTCTGCGCCGGGCCAAGATCTTCTAGAGTGACGCACGTCACCGGATACGCCCCGCTAGCGGCTTGCTGGCGGGGCGTATGCATGCATACGCTAGAGCCATGAGCACGAACCGCACCGCCCGCCAGACCGCCCGCCA